TGATGCTGACATTCAAACTCACATCACAGCAAGTCATGCACCTTCTGATGCTAACAATTACACATTACCAAGTTCGGTTGTACATGATAGTGAGTTGAGTTCTTCTACATCAAGTACATCCACCTCAACAGGTGCTAACAGTGCTGCTGTTAAAGCTGCTTACGATAAAGGTAATCATAGTCACTCTTATTTAGGTGACTCAGACTCTAGAATTTCTGGTTGGGATGATGCAGCTGCATTTGCTAACGGTGTAGATGATGGTGATAATGTATTAAATAAAGCACATGAATTTATCGATGCATTTAATACACTACCAGAATCTTTAAATCTTGCAAATGAACTAGCTGGAAAGGTAGATGATTCACAAGTTCTTACTGATGTACCTACTGGTGCTGTATTCTCTGATACTACTTATAGTGTTGGTGATAATGGGTTATCTCAGAAGAACTTTACAACTACACTTAAATCTAAGTTAGATGGTATTGAGACTGGTGCTACAGCAGACCAAACACAATCAGATATAAATGCTTTAGGCATTACAGCAACAGGAGTTGACCTAGGTAACTGGACATTAACTGAGTCAGCTGGTGTACTATACTTTGCTACAGGTGGGACTAACAAGATGAAGCTAGATGCTTCAGGTAATCTAACAGTAGTTGGAGACGTTACAGCGTTTGGTACAATTTAAGGAGTAATCTATGGCTTTACAGTCTTCGGGAGCAATATCACTAGCTAACACTCAAACAGAGTTTGGAGGTTCTCATCCTATCAGCCTTAGTGAATATTATGGTGTAGATACTGTACCTTCTTCAGGTGCTATTAGTTTGAGTGACTTCTATGGTACAAGTAATATTGTATATACCGTCGCCACAGGTGGTACAGTTACCACTGATGGGGATTATAAGATACATACCTTTACAGGCTCTAGTTCATTTAATGTTTCACAAGTAGGTACTGATGGTACTGTTGAATACTTAGTTGTAGCTGGTGGTGGTGCAGGTACTCAAGCTGGCGCTGGTGGCGGCGGTGGAGGAGCAGGGGGTTTTAGGAATGGAAACCTTACGATTTCTACTACAGGAAGCAATACCGTAACTATTGGTGCTGGTGGTACAGACGGTAACGGGTCATCTCAATGGGCAACTAACGGCTCTAATTCGGTATTTAGTTCTATCACCTCAACAGGTGGTGGCGCTGGTGGTGGTAGACTAACAACACAAGGCTGTAATGGAGTTAACGGTGGTTCAGGTGGCGGTGGCGGCGGACGTGTAGCTTGTTCAGGTGGAACTGGAGTAAGCGGACAAGGTAAAAATGGCGGAAACGGTTATGGTTACTCAGGTATGTTCCACCCAGGTGGTGGCGGTGGTGGCGCAGGTCAAGCAGGAGTAGGGGGTAACTCTAGTAATGGAGGTAACGGTGGTAATGGTAAACAGTTCTATGGTACTTACTACGCTGGCGGTGGTGGCGGTGGTAAAGAATACGCAGGTTCAAATGGTACTGGCGGCTTAGGTGGCGGTGGTGGTCCTACTGGAAATGATGCAGGAGATATTAACACAGGCTCAGGTGGAGTAGGTGGTGGTGGCTCAGGTTGGGGCAGCTACCCTAACCAACCATCAGGGGCAGGCGGTTCAGGCGTTATAATTATTCGTTACAAGTACCAATAAGGAGATAATATGGCACATTTTGCACAAATAGAAAACAACATAGTAACTCAAGTAATTGTTGTAGATAATAACGATATACTTGACGCACAAGGTAATGAATCAGAAGCTATAGGTACTCAGTTTTGTACTGACCTATTAGGTGGCACATGGGTACAAACATCTTATAATAATTCTTTTAGAAAGAATTACGCGGGTACTGGTTTTACTTTCGACGACAATAGAGATGCGTTTATTGCTCCTCAACCTTATCCATCATGGGTATTAGTTGAAGATATTTGCATTTGGGAAGCACCTGTACCATATCCAGAAGATGTTGGTACAGAAGATGATCCGATAAGGTATATTTGGAATGAAGCATCAGTTTCTTGGGTAGAAACTGATTAACATGATATAATTATTATCAACATTCTTAACACTACTGAGATTATTGATATTAAAGATTATTTTACCTTTGATGAAATAAAGAGTTAAATTTGGAACAGATGAGCGATAATACCAAACCTCCTCTGTTTGTAAGGTTTATCAGATTCATTCTTAGGTATAAAAAGTATAAACCTAGAGAGCACAGATTCATCGATTATAAGTTGACGAACTTGGATAAGTTTATGCTGGATATGCCACATAATGGACATATAAATGTAACCTTTCACTAATTAAAATTACAATAGTTAAAGAACATAAATACTATCTAAATGGATATAAAATTTAGCTTCTTATGATAGCTTGAGAATGTATTAAGGAGTAGTAATGAGTCAAGATTTAGAGGATCGTGTTACTGCTCTTGAAAAAGAGGTAGCAGGTATTCAAGGGCAGTTAAAGTCTGATATGAAGCATATTGATAGACGATTTGATGAGCTTGAATCTGATATGCGGAGATTATTGGAGAAGTTGGATACTGTTAATGATAGTATATCAATTGCGAATACAACAGGTCAATTAGCAACTCAGAAAGCATCAGGTAATGAGAAATTATTAGCTACTGTTATTGCAGTTATAGCGGCGTTGATTGGTTATTTTGGTGAGAGGGTGATGCTATAATGGATACATCAATATTTCTTACAATTTCTCAAGCTGCTATGGTAGGTATCACATTCACAGTCTTAGTCTATTTATTCTGTCATCGTAATATATACAGTATCCATGACTTTGGGATAGTAATAGCGATATTTATCTCATTGATGACTAGATATAGCCTCCCTATGCCCCCTGCTTCACATGTCGGAGGCATTACGCTGCTTAACATTATATTTGTTGCAGTGTTGGCGATGGTTTGGTCAAGACCTTCTAATATACCTTTTATAGATAAATTTAATGATTGTGGATGGAAACGATTAGCTTGTAAATTATTCGGAGGAAAAATTTGCTATGACTAGAGAAGATAAGTTTTGGAATATAGCTGCAATCATTTCCACTGTGATTGCTTGTATTATTATAATTTCATCATTATCAGGCTGCAACACTGGTATTAGATATGAACACCCTAAACAATTTAATCCAGTATTATACAAAGAAAGAATTATACAAGTAAGCGTTGATATAGATGGTAATTGTAGAACTGAAGATGAGGATTGGGTATGCCAGATGAATTAGTAGTATTCCTTTTAATAGTAACAATAGCTATTGGTATTGGTTGTATATATAGCAATTGTGGTGAAGATAAACAATGAATATTGAAGCGGAATGGCTGTTGGCGTTGATAGCATTTCCTGTAATAGGGTTTTTCTTTAAGATGTTCCTGACGAACTTCGATAAGCACGATGCAAGAATGGACTTGATGGAAAAGGAACTAGTTAGTCGAGTGGAGTGGCAGAGAGAGTTAGACAGAACTAATCGAATTGTAGGAGAACTCTTTAATCAAAAAGCAGATAAAGAGTTGGTTGAAGCTATAACAGGAAAATCAAATGAAACTTAGTATAGAGAAATTAGGAACCTTTTTAGGTATCGCAACTGCACTAAGTGCATCAGTCGGTGGTTACTTTGTGATGGAAGATAGACAAAACACTCTAATCAATACTGTTGAGACGTTATCTCAAGAGATGAAAGAAGTTAGAGAGAGTGGTGATCTGATATTGAGAGTCGGGATATTAGAGACTAAAATTGAGTTAACGGAATCTTACGATGATGCTTGGATTAGAAAGTTATCTGATGATAATATGAACAAAATCATACTAATAAATGAGCGTACACGTAAAATCAAAGATATCGAGAAAATTATTAATGATGAGATAATACCATCAATTGATGATATATTCGATGATATAGATAAATTTACAGGAAGATAGATATGAAATTAATAATGATGCTTATGGTTATGGTTACCTTTACTGCTAATGGCGCAGAGCTTTTGGAATGTAAAGACGGAGAATTGAGTTTTGGTATAGATAGAGCTCAAGCAGTTAATGAGAACACTTTTAGACTGGGATGGATAATGCCTATTAACTCTAATTGTAAACAAATCAATAGAGATCAAGCTAGAGCCAATCGAATCAAAGATGAAACTAACTTACTAGCAGCATGTGCTGATTACAGAAGTTTAACAGTTGATCCAACTAAATTCCCGACACTTGAAGCGGCTTGTAAATTAAGTAAATAACTAATATAGATAAATATCTCTATTAATACGAGGAATTATCATGCACATGTCGAATTACTTAGAGGATGGTCTACTTAACCATCTCTTGTCTAATATACCACTTGAATTTACAATACCATATCTAGCCTTATACACATCTGATCCTACTGATGCTGAAATTGGTATTGAATGTTCTGACGTTAATTATAGTAGACAATCAATAACATTTGATACATCTTTGAATGGTGAAACTTCTAATACTGACTACATTACATTCCTTCCATTTACAGGTGATGTTACAATCACTCATATTGGTATCATGAATGCTCCTATTGGAGGGAATTTGATGTTTCACGTGGACTTATCTACATCTAAAATAATGCATGATACAGATGAGTTAAGATTTCATCCAGGAAGTCTTACTATAAGATTATCATAATGGGTGCTAAGTTAGCCCCTAACTCATTTCATGAACGTGTTATATTAGTCCATAACTGGGCTTATGAGAAGTTATCGGAGTATAAAAGTTGTCACGAAAAGATATCAGTTGAGTGTAAAGAGCATGGAGTTTTTGAAATAGAGCCTCATAGTCTATTAAGTGGCCATGGGTGTCCTAAGTGTGCTAGAGAAGAACGGAGACGTAGTTTAACTATGTTCCTTGAAAAAGCTAAGATGGTCCATAAGAATACATATTCATATACTATGATTAAACCAGGATGGATAACCGGGAAGATTGAAGTTACATGTATAGATCACGGAGGTTTCATGGTGGATGCAGACTATTTCCTTAAAACTAATAAAGATGGGAGCCCTAAGACTGGCTGCCCTAAATGTAACAAAAGACAGAAAATAGGTAATACATTATTAGGTTGACAACGCACTCAGAATGTTATTAAAAATAACATTAATTGAGAGATAAATAAATACACAATCAAATAACGGAGATGTAAATGGGTATCAAATTTTCAAATAATGCTGGAACAATAATATCAGCAGATGTAACTAGTGACGCAACAAGTATACTTGTCGATGATGCATCAGAATTTCCTACTTTAGGAGCAGGTGATTGGTGTTATGCTACGATTATAGGTTCTTTTGGAATTGAAATAGTGAAAGTTACTGCTATAACGGGTAATAATATGGTCGTTGAGCGAGCAAAAGATAATACTAGCGCTCTCACGTTCACATCAAGTGATAGATTCGAATTACGTAATAATGCGGCAATGTTTGAAGATATTACAGCAGCTGCTGTAATATCCCTAAACCATAGTGCTATAACCACAGTCACAGATGCTGGTATATCAACATATAACTTTACATACAACCCAAACTTTGTCACTGTTTACATTAATAGACAGATATTGAGAGAAGCGGAATACACAGCAACCAACGGAACAAGCATCACATTTATTGTTTCGTTGAATGTTGGGGATGATATCGAAACCACTACTACAACAGGAGCATAACATGGGTAAATTCAGACAAATATATAATAAAGCAGGTGTTGTGCAGAGTATTGATAAGGATAAGTTTTACACTCTTGATATATCAGGTAATGTAACTGAGCATGTTGATAAAACTGCCGCTGAAGCTGCAAGTGCACCTGAAGACACTTTAAACATAACTGGTAACCCAGCTGATATTAGACGTACTGATAACCTTGAGGAGAATATTAGTGTATTAGCTCGTAAGAAAGCTAATGCTGATATGAGCAACGTTGATAGTCTTCCACCATCTGTAGTTGCTACATTGAAGGGTGATACTGGTAATACTGGCCCTGCTGGTTCTAATGGAGCTACTGGTAATACTGGCCCTGCTGGTTCTAAGGGTGATACTGGTAATACTGGCCCTGCTGGAGCTACTGGTAATACTGGCCCTGCTGGTTCTAATGGAGCTACTGGTAATACTGGCCCTGCTGGTTCTAATGGAGCTACTGGTAATACTGGCCCTGCTGGTTCTAATGGAGCTACTGGCCCTGCTGGAGCTAAAGGAGATGTTGGTGCAACTTTTGTGATGAATGGCTCAACTTTAGCAATTACGACCCCATAACACTATGGCTACTCAGTTAATAGATTTTTCGATTGTTCGTGACTTCATTTACAACGGTGTTAATCAAGGGTACAGTTGTATCTACCTCAATGGTACTCGTCTATGGGAACGCTATCAAATAGAAGAGGTGTATCAAGAGTGGGTGAATTCAGGGTATGAAGAGGATGTATTAGAGTGGGTGAATGTATATCGAGACTCTAGCGGTACATACGTTTTACCTAGTTCCATATTAGGTGAGAGCTGGATTGGCGCGAGTTATTTTTATACTATTTTTAAGGAGGGTATAGCTGTTGAACTCACAGATACTGGAAATCACGGCAACAAAGGTCAACATACCTATGGAGCGGGTGGACGGGGTGCCTTCTCGACAGGTCGTGGGTATCAACTTAAAAACACACAACCCGGCGGACAGATTCACAGTATTGTGCATTCAGGTGCCACTCCCGCATGGAATAACAGTTACCAACAAGTCGTAGGTACGCAGTGGGTAGACACTAGTATTTATGTATATAAAACTAAATTAACAGATATGTGGTATTACTAGGAGATATATAAGATGAGCATTTTAATTTATAACGGAGTCACTTCGTTAATTGAAAAGGATAACAAACAACTACTGTCTAAGCAGAAGCCAAAGTTTACTTTTGAATATGAGACAATTCAGTTCACGGAGCATACTAAATCTTTTGTTTTTGCTGACAAAGTCGTAGAGTTAAGTGAAGAGCAAAGCATAGAGGTGTTGGATTTTATAGGGGGCGTGTCTGAAGATAAAGAAACTGCTAGTCAGATCGCATCAAATTTAGAGAGTTTGCGATATCTCACAGACACTGATTGGGTAAATAGTAAGTACACTGATGAAGTTGTATTGTTAAAGAACATGACTAGAGTTGAGTTTCTGGCCAAATATCGTGAGGTTTTGGAAGCGAGAGTAATAGCAAGGAAAAATGTAGTTGAAATAGAGTAATGAAATTAGAATTGATAATTCAATAACACTTCATGGTGTAGATGTTGTTTCAGTTAAGTACTCTAGATAATTGTAAGTATTAATTCATGTTCATTATTACCATCTAGCATTTTATGTGGTATAATATAATCATGGATTATATTGATATATCATACATTAGACAGTTATCTCCTCAGCTCAATAAGTTCAAGGATAAAGGTAACAACACATTTAATGCTAGATGTCCTGTATGTGGTGATTCAAGTCTAAATCCCAACAAAGCTCGATTCTGGTTCTTTCCTGAAAAAGTTAAGACTAGAGTTCATTGTTTCAATTGTGGGTACTCATCAGAGTTATCATGGTTTCTGAAAGATTATTATCCCAATTTATATAAAGAGTATCAGCGAGAGCGTTTTGGGTCCAGATCAATCAAGTCTAAGGAAGTTAGGCTTCCGAGTGTTCCGAAGCCGATATTCAAGCCAAAGCCTTTGAATCTCAAGAGTATTAAAGATTTATCAGTAGATCATCCAGCGAGGTTATATGTAACCAATCGGTTCATACCAGAGGATAAGTTACATCTTTTATACATAGCTCCCAAGTTTAAAGCTTGGTCACATGAGATGATGCCTGAGAAGTATACATACATTAAACAAGATGAACCTCGTCTTATTATACCATTCTTTGATAGAGATCATAATTTAATAGCATTTCAGGGAAGGAGTTTTGATCCCAGAGCAGATGTTAAATATATCACGATAAAAATTCAAGATACTGTTAAGCTTTTTGGACAAGAGCGGATAAATAATGATACAGATATAATTATCGTTGAAGGTCCTCTTGATAGTTTATTCCTTGACAATTCATTAGCTATGGCTGGATCAGCAGTTAAAGATGTACCATATGATAAGGATAAGGTTATATTTGCATTCGATAGAGAGCCTCGTAATAAAGAAATCGTTAAAGCGATGCATAAAAAGATCAAACAAGGTTATAGGGTTTGTATAGCTGATAATCTCGAAGGTGGTAAAGATATTAATGATTGGATTAAGGCGAGACACACACCAAAACAGATACAATGTGATATAATAGAACATACGTATCAAGGAATGGAAGCTGAATTGAAATTAACCGAATGGAGAAAGTGTTGAAATCTTTTAAAGAATATGTGAATGAATCTTTTATCATTAAAGATGATGTGTTATCATTTGATTATAGCAATACTGAATCAACTAAGATGGGTAAACGAATTGTGATGGAACCTTATAAGAAAAGGGGGAAGTCGACTGGTGGTATTGATGTGTATAGTGTATATAATGTTCATAATCAGACAGATGTTATTAAAAGTATCAAAGGTAAAGGACCGTACACGATCAGTTCAGAAGATTATCAGCAATTCTTAAAACGGACTGATTTATATATATCATCTAAGATTATAAAGTCTCATAAAATATCAACGATCATCACTCCTAAATCTAGTAGTGGTATATTAAACGATCTTATAGTCTTATTGAAGAAACGTAATCCTCATATTAAGTTTTTACCGGAGACGTTGATTAAAGTGATTGATCCGAATCAGATTAAGATAGATTATGATCACCCTAAGATCACAGATAAAATTTCCAAAAGACTTGAGGGTATAATTAGAGCAGCTGTTAAAAATAAATATTTTGAGATAAAAAAGGTAGATAAGAGATTCGCTCAATTTGTTTCTGGTTATTTTGAATCCAAGGATAATGTCAAATTCGAAGATGATGATAATATTATGATCCTTGATGATGTAGTTAGCTCAGGTTCCACATTCACTGAAATACACAATATCATTAAAGGTTACAGATATAATAATGTCATTGGCACGACAATTTTTAAGACATGACGATTTTCGCTATAATAGGAAGTCGGACCTTCGATGATATTGAGTATGCTGCTAATAAATTAGATGAGATAATAAGTCAGTATGATTCTATTGTATCGGGTGGAGCTAAAGGTGCTGATAGTATCGGAGCCGCGTACGCTGATATAAATGGATTACCATTAACAGTGTATAAGCCAGATTGGAAGAAGTATGGAAAAGGTGCTGGATTTATAAGGAATAAGTTAATAATAGATGAGTGTGATGTTGTGATTGCGTTTTGGGATGGTTCATCTAAAGGAACCAAACATAGTATAAATTTAGCTAGAAAGAGTGGTAAAGAAGTAATAATATTGAAACCTTGAGGAATATAAAATGCCTGTATTTGATGTGAGATGTAAGAGTTGTGATAGAACCAAAGAGATACTAACCTTAAAGATTAACACTGAAATCAAAGCATCTGACTGCTTATGTGGTGTTAATGACTGGGAGAAGATTGTTAGTGTATCTCATTCAAAAAATAAAGAACTTGATAGTGAAACACGACAAACAGAAGATATGTGTGATTCACGCTGGACATAATGGAGAGTAAATAATGAACGATTATCAAAAATTTATAGCATTATCAAGATATGCTAGATGGTTACCTGAAGAGAAACGGAGAGAGCACTGGAGTGAGACAGTTGCTCGATATTTTGATTTTTTCACAAATCATTTAAAAGAAATTCATGAATATGATCTCACATCAAATGATCGTGAAGTATTAGAGGTTGCTATTAACAATCTTGATGTGATGCCATCAATGCGTTGTATGATGACAGCTGGAGATGCTCTCAAAAAGAATAATATAGCTGGATACAATTGCTCATATGTTGCTATTGATCACCCAAAAGCATTTGATGAAATTTTGTTCATTTTGATGCATGGAACTGGTGTGGGATTTTCTGTAGAGCGTCAGTTTATCCAGAAGCTCCATGAAATCCCGGAATTAGAATTAACAGGCTCCGTTATTCAGGTAGCTGATAGTAAAGAAGGGTGGCAGAAGGGTTTGAGGAGATTGTTTCAACATTTGTGGGATGGGGAGATTCCTACATGGGATCTATCCAAGATTAGAGAGAAGGGAGCGAGACTTAAAACGTTTGGGGGAAGAGCTAGTGGTCCTCAGCCATTAGAAGACCTTTTTCAGTTCACTGTACAGATGTTTAAAGGTGCTCAAAATCGTAAGTTGACATCTGTTGAGTGTCATCGGATTGCTTGTAAGATCGCAGAGGTTGTTGTGGTTGGGGGAGTTAGAAGAAGTGCTTTGATATCCCTTTCCAATTTGAGTGATGAACGGATGAGACATGCTAAGTCAGGGCAATGGTGGGTTGACACACCAGAAATGGGTTTAGCTAATAATAGTGTATGTTACACAGAGAAGCCTGATATCGGTATTTTTATGATTGAGTGGACTAGTTTATACGAATCTAAGTCAGGGGAACGTGGTATCTTTAACCGTGAAGCAGCGTATAAACATCTCCCAGCTCGACGCAGAGAGCAATATGATGGTAAAGATCTACCTTTATACGGGACAAACCCCTGCAGCGAGATAGTTTTGCAAGATGGTCAATTTTGTAATCTATCTGAGGTAGTATTAAGGACTAATGATACATTAGATGACATCCGATCTAAAGTTAAGCTTGCTGCTATATTAGGTACTATGCAAGCAACATTAACAAATATTAAAGGTCTCCGTGCTAAATGGAAACAAGCTACTGTAGAGGAAGCTCTTCTAGGAGTTTCATTGACCGGTATTATGGATCACACATTCATGAATGGATCTAAAAAAACGGTGGAAGGTTTATCATTGCCTGATTTTTTGTCTGAGATAAAAGATATTGCAGTTTCTGTTAATGAGGAGTGGGCTAATAAGTTTGGTATTAATCCTGCTATGGCTGCTACAGCAATCAAACCCAGTGGATGTACAACGTTAAACACTAAAATCAAAACAACTTCTGGTGATATGAGTATGGCAGATATATTCATAGCTAATAAAGTTGAAGATGTTTTCAGTTTAAAACCTAATACATGGATTGAACCAATTATCGATGTTAAAGTTTATGATGAAAATAATGATGAGCAATTGATAACAAAACTTTTTATTAATGGTTTATCAGATGTATATGAAGTAGAGTTTAATAATGAAAAATATAAATTTACAGGAAATCATAAACTAAAGACGGTTGATGGATGGAAAAGAGTTGATGAAATAACTATAGATGATGATGTTATACAGTTGTAATTTGATGGTTATGTCAGTGCCTGGTGGATTGATATAACTATTTACGGAGAAGTGTAATGGAGTATGTACCGTATGTTTACATTATAAAGAATATAACAACTCAATTAAAATATATCGGAGTTCGGTATGCTCTGATTATTTGAATATGTGTTTTAGTTCAGGACTTCAAGATTTGAGAATAAACTCTAAAGCGGGAAAGGTAGGAGGGGCGATAGTTAAGGCTAAGGGTGTTGGAATTTTTAGAGATTATAGTGAAAGACTTGAATGGGCTAAGATGGGTGGAAAAGCAAGCATGAAAGCTGGGAAGCTTGAATATGAAGAAACAGGAAAAAAGAATTTTTATTGTTGGTCAACTGTTGCTGGAAGGAAAGAAAGATCTAGTTTAGGTGGAAAGAATGGAGCTTTTTCAGTTAATTATATTATGAAAACACATAATTGCTCTGAAAAAACAGCAATAGAAATTTTAAAAGAAGAGCAATCTATTAGAGGGACAATAGGTGGTAAAGGAAATAAAGGTTTTATTTGGATAACTGATGGTATAAAAACATTCAAATACACTAAAAATATTAAAATGAAAAACACATTGACGTTTTTCTAGATGAAAATTCAAACTATAAAAAAGGTAGAATACTTAAATGAAAATAACAGCTATTACAAAATTAGATGTGCAAGAATTTACAGTTGATGTTGAAGTGGACAATACCCATTCGTATCAATTAAACAACGGTTGTGTGTCACATAATACGGTCAGTCAATTAGTTGACTCTGCATCTGGTATCCACGCTAGACATAATCCTTATTACATCCGTAGAGTTAGAGCTGATGCTAAAGACCCTCTTGCAGAGTTGATGGTAGATGCTGGTGTTCCAATGGAATCAGATGTGATGGCAAAGGGTAATGTTAATGTATTCTCGTTCCCTATGAAAGCTCCTAAAAATGCTGTATTTAGAGAAGATCGGACAGCTATTGAGCAGTTAGAGTTATGGTTGACATATCAGCAAAATTGGACAGAGCATAAACCATCTATTACAGTATCAGTAAAGGAACATGAGTGGATGGATGTTGGAGCGTGGGTGTATAAGCATTTTGATGATTGTTCTGGTGTATCATTCTTACCATTCTCAGAACATTCTTATGCTCAAGCACCGTATGAGGATATTGATAAAGAGACTTATGATGAGCTATTAAGTAAAATGCCGAAGAGTATTGATTGGACTCAAATTGTTAAGTATGAATCTGATGATTCAGCATTGAAGAATACCAAAGAGCTTGCTTGTAGTGCTGGTGTTTGTGAAGTAGTTGACTTAGTTGCTGATGAATGATTGGTTGTATGATGATGTAAAATTCACAACAGATGATATTGGTGATGCTATAGGGTTTGTCTATAGGATCACTAATACGCAGAATGGGATGGATTACATCGGTAAGAAGAATTTCTGGCGGAAGGTGACTAAGCCTCCTCTTAAAGGAAAGAAACGAAAGCGACGATCTATAGTGGAATCTGATTGGCAGGTATATCATGGTTCATCTAACAAATTGTTATCTGATATAGATGGATATGGTTACGATGCATTTAATCGGGAGATTTTGTGTCTGTGTACATCTAAATCAATGATGAGTTATATCGAGTTATGGTATCAAATGAAAGAAGGTGTGTTGTTTAGTGATATGTCGTATAATGGTATCATCAACATTAGGATTAATTCTTCAGCTATTAAAAAGGATAAAGAGTTTATATTAAATGAGACAAAATAATTTGAAATTTTAGTTGACAGGTATCTAAATATATGGTATACTGGTACTATCAATTGAATTATTCTTTTGATACTAATTATGGGATTTAATATGAATAAAGATGAATTAAAACAAGCATTACATGAAGGGGCAGTTCGTATCACTTTTACAAAGAAAGATGGCTCAGAACGAACTGGTTGGTTTACTCTTCAAGCTGATGTATTAGCAGAAATTGTAGGAACAGGAAAATCAAAGACTATCAATAACCCTGATCTTATTGTTGCTACTGAGATTGCTGTAGATGGGAATAATCAATGGAGATCATTTAATTTCGATCAAATAACTGATATTAAAACAGAGAGATCATAATGAAGGTTAATCTAACACAAGAATATTATACTAGCCGAGTTCAGTTCGGAAATTATCACTCAATCACAACTCCATTTGCATCTGATACAGATAAAGCTGCAGGAAGAGAGTGGACACTTCCTGGAACGAAAAAACTTTTCCTTGCATCTGAGATTCAAACGTTTGCAACTAAACTCGGTTACGGTGGTATATTTGAGAGTGTATGAAAGATAATCAAATTAAAGTGTTGAGTGATAGAGATCACGTACTATTGCGACCAGCGATGTATTTGGGATCGGTTAACACTAAACTCCACGAAGACTTTTTTCTTGAGGATGATTCTATATCACATCAAGGTAAAGAGTATGTCCCTGCATTGGTTAAGATGTTTGGGGAGGTATTTGATAATGCTGTGGATGAAGCTATTCGTACCAACTTTGAATACGCTACGGATATCCGTGTAAAGATAACTTCTGATAGTATCACTATCAAGGATACTGGAAGAGGTATACCAGTTGAATTAGAAGAATCTACAGGAGAATATGGTCCAGTATTAGCTTGGGGACAAATGAAAGCTGGTTCTAACTTTGAAGATGATGATACTAGAATGACAGCTGGTATGAATGGTGTTGGGGCGTCTGTTGTAAATATATTCTCAACCAAATTTAAAGGTGAAACTTCAGATGGTCAACAGAAATTAGTTTACACCTCAAAAGATAATATGGATAGTAATTATGTAAAGGTTACTAATTCATCTCTCAATTACACTCAAGTTACATTCCATCCAGATTTTTCTAGATTGGAGTGTGATGTTATAGATGATGTAACGTTGAATGTTATGAAACAGAGAGTATTAATAGCATCTATTATGTTTCCTGATATCTCTTTCAGATTTAATAATAAAAAAATACATTCTAAGAGTCCTAAACATTTTATCAATTTATTTGGGAAAGGAGCAGACGTTTTAACTGGAGGGGATGGTAAGTGGTTTGTTGGTGTTATTCCTAATGATAATGATGATTTCAGATTCTTCTCTTATGTTAACGCTCTACATATGAAGGATGGAGGAACTCATATTGATAATATTTCATATAATATAGTAAACCGTCTTAAAGATAAACTCATTAGAAAGCATAAAGGTATTAAACCAGGAGACATTAGAAATAAGATGCAATTAGTTGTATTCTTTAGAGATTTTCCTAAATTTGAAACAAACTCACAGACCAAAGAGAGTTTGAGTAACTCAGCATCATTCATTAGGGAGTATATGGGAGATGTTGATTGGGATAGTTTTGTATATAAGTTAGCGAAGAATAAATTATTAATTGATCCTATCACAGAAGTGTTTAGAATTAAGGAAGAGTTTAAGAAAAGGCAAGAGCTTAAAAAATTAGATAAAGTCACTAAAAGGATTAAGTCAGAGAAATATTTTCCTGCTATTGGGGGAGTTGATAAGTTATATATCTGTGAAGGGACAAGTGCTCGAGTTGGTTTAATGAAAATACTCGGGAGGAGAGGAAATTCCTTTTATGAACTTAAAGGGGTACCGTTGAATGCAGTGAACGCGTCGCAACAAAAATTCACAGCAAATAAAGAGTTATCAGAATTGTATAAAATTATTAATAATGTAGATTTTAATCGGATTGTGATTGCAACAGATGCTGATCTTGACGGTAATAAAATTACTGGTCTTTTGTTTGGATTCTTTATAACATACATGCCTGATGTAAGTGTATCAAGATTAAGAACTCCATTGATGGTCCTTAAAAAAGGAGATAAGGTTATTAAGTGGGCTTATGATATGACAGAAATTAATTCATGGACTGAAGTAGATATGAAGGGTTGTGAAGCTTTTTACGTAAAAGGATTAGGATCTTGGAGAGCAGATCAATTAAGACATGTTATTAATATTGATGGTCTAGATAATATGATTGATAATGTAATTTTTGATGATAACACTATTATCACTAGTTGGCTATCATCTAATACATCTGACATCAGAAAAGAATATGTATTAGCTAATGAATTTTCTATTGCTAAATTGTAAAGGTATATTATGACAACAACGACTGAATTCTTCTCAACTGATTATGTTGATTATGCATCATATGACAATTTACGTAAAATCTGTAGTTATGTTGATGGATTAAAAAACACATCTCGGAAGATTATTGCTACAATCATTCGAAATAATATTAATAAAGAACATAAAGTGTTACAGCTTGCTAGTAAGATGTCTGAGCAATATCAATACTTACACGGGGATGCAAGTGGTGTGATTGTTACATTAGCTCAACATCACATCGGTTCAAATAATCTACCACTGTTAAAAGATGCAGGAGAATTTGGATCTCGTTTCGAGCCTATTGCAGCAGCTCCAAGATACATATTTACTCACAAGGAGAGTTATTTCAACTCTTTATTCAATGATGATGATTCACCTGTATTGAAACATCAAACATTTGAAGGAGAGGTTATTGAACCTATATTCTTTATACCAACACTACCTCTTATATTAGTTAATGGATCTGAAGGTATATCACCTGGATTTGCTCAGAAAATACTTCCTCGGAAGGTAGATGGAATTAAGAAGTCTTTGATTAATTTTATTAATGGAAAGAGTATCCGAGCCCAGAAACCACATTACAACGGCTTCAGAGGAACTATCTCTAAAGGGGATGGAGATAGTAAGTGGTTAATTTCAGGGAGTATTAAGTTACTGTCTATGAATAAAGTAGAGATTACTGAATTACCTATTGGATATACTCTTAAATCATATGTTAACATTCTTAATGGTCTTGAAGATAGTAAAGTGTTAAAATCATTTGAAGATCGAAGTGACAATGATCAATTTAATTTTATTGTAGATTTCTCTAGAGGGGTTATCAGAGATCGAGATGAGGGTTTTATTCTCGATACGTTAAAATTGGTTAAGAAAGTGTCGGAGAACTTCACTACAATAGATCAAGATAATAAAATTAAAGTGTTTAATAATGATGTTGATCTGCTGAAAGCGTGGGTTGATATTAAACTTACATATACTTTGAAACGAAAAAAATATATGTTATCACAAATGCAACATGAAGGAGAACTGTTGACATCGAGATATATCTTCATTAAATCTGTAATAGATGGAGATATAATAGTTACAAACACTAAAAAATGTGATATAATAAAACAAATTAAAAAAGTCAATGGGGTAATCGAGAAAGATGGGTTATATGATTACTTATTGAATATGCCGATTCACTCCCTAACAAAAGAGAAGGTTACTATGTTGAAAAGTAAAATTAAAGTGTTGATGGTTGATATAAAATCACTGAAACGTAAGACTGAACAAGAGTTGTATATGGAGGATCTGGATCAATTATGAGTACGTTAATGCTAGTTGATCAGAATCAGATTCTGCTTGGAGCTATATTTGCTACTACTAGAAAACAAGATGATGTTGATATAAGTCTCATTCGTCATGTGTTTTTTAGATCTATTATTGCATTAAATAAAAAGTTTAAACCAGATGATATTGTGATATGTGGGGAGGGACGATCTTGGCGGAAGGATGTGTATCCTCATTACAAAGCTCATCGTAAGAAGGGTAGAGATAAATCACCTTATGATTTTGATAAGATATTTCCAATGATCAATCAAATTATAGATGAGATTAATGAGTTTATGCCGTGGAAAGCTGTTAGTCATAAAAGGGCAGAGGCTGATGATATTATAGGTCAGTTAGGGCGACGACATGCTATGAGTGGAGGTAAAGTTGTTATCGTAAGTTCAGATCATGATTTCAAACAGCTTCACGAGTTTGGGAATGTAGTGCAATGGAATCCAACTATGAAGAAGTTGGTTAGAGGGGAACCCGGATATCTGAAGACTCATATCATCAAAGGAGATTCAGGTGACGGTATCGAGAATATATTGACTGATGGAGGAACGCTTATAACCGAAGGGAAGAGACAGACTCCGATCAGAAAGATGTTCTTAGATGCGTGTATGGCTATGCATGAGGATGAGTTAATTGCTCATCCAGATTTATCAGAAAATTATCAACGGAATAGGGAATTGATTGATTTGAGTTACACTCCTCAAGATATTAAATTAGATATCAATAAGATGTATGATGAATATGATGGACAAGGGGATCGGAAAAAAGTGTTTAACTATTTCATTAAGAATAAGTTGAAGAATTTAATGGGAGATATTAATAATGTGTGATTACCGATGAATATGTACTCTCCTTGCTTAGAATGTTTATTCAAGCAACGTTATCAGTATGGGTTAATATATTGTACCCATCAGAATACAGATTCAATGAGAGTAGAGGTTAAGGTTGATGAGAAACATTGGCCTAACATGTACGATCAATATAATATAATTGAATGTCGAGAAGGTCGATATTCTATAAAAAAGGATTAATATGAAAAGTTTTTTAATTATAGATTTCGAGACCTTAGATACTCGTCCATCAGCCGTTGTGTTATCTTTAGGAGCTTACTACGTGGATCTAGATAAAGATTTACCTAGTTATCAAGATATCATTGATACTGGATATTACAAAACGTTTGATGTTGAGGAGCAAGTACAGGATGGTCGCACCATCAGCAAAGATACATTAGATTGGTGGAAAGATGTTGGAGAAGAAGCTCAGCATATTCTTAAACCGTCAAATGATGATGTATCATATAAGAGTTTGATTCCATCACTTCGTGAATATATATCAGATTATTCTGATTTTTTTGTATTCGCTCGATCTCCGTCATTTGATTTTAGTATCATTGATGATATTATATACTCTCAAAAAGAAGAGGTATTGTACCCTCAGTGGATGCAGAGAGATACCCGTACTTGGATTGAATGTATGTCTGATTATAAGATTTATAACGGATTTAATATACCAGATCAAGGAGTTTCTATTATAAAACATCACGCTCTCCATGATATTGCTATAGATATTATTAGAATGAAAATGATAGTGGAGGCTTAATATGGAAATTGAAAATATAACCAATCCTATTAACTATATCATCACTTATTGTTTAGATGAAGATAAAGAATCATGTGTTGAGTATGATATTGTAGTTGATGGAGAGATTTCTAATAAACCAGCAATGGTATTTGAACATTTGGAATCCATCCCTTATATAGTGGAGATGCCTGACGGAACTATGATTAATCTTAAACAATTTAAATATGCTTATATTGATACTGTTTCTAATGAGATTCCTAAACCTGATATTAATAATTCTACTTCTGGTGGTAATGTTGTAAATATATTTAGTAGATTGAAACCTGAATGATACATTTACAACATTCCAATAACTTGTCTTGTGTAGAATACTTTCAGCTGATTGTGTAATTTTAATCCAGATATCATAACTTTCATTAATAAGCGTGTTTTTTGATTTGAGGTGGAAGTTAGGTATGAGAGTACAGTAACCTTAATAAACACGGTTATTTAAACATTTCTTGTATTTTGGGCACTTAAACCCCCTGTGTTTATGTGGTTTATATTTTAAGGGATATGTGTATATTTGCTGATTATTAAATTTTATTAAAATAACTGTTGACTTTTTTTTCAAATCCTGTATAATAGACCTCACTGAAGCAAGAAAGGAAAGTAATATGAGTATAATTGAATTGATGTTTGTAGGGTTAGTTGCTGGACCTGTTATAGGTCGTTTAATTGAATTATGGGAGAATTATAATGTTTAAAGTATTCACAATTGATGCGTATCATTCATGTATTGTTGATGTCGCTGATGATCTCAAATTAATGATTACCGAAGCAAGGGAGCTATTTAAGATGGGGTTTCCTGATACAGAGGTAATGGTATTGGATCAGGATGATAATATATTATGGTCGGGGGGTTAGATGGTTAAGCAAGATGGGTATAAGGGGTTGGGATTTAATCCTGCAATGAGTCTCAGAGAAGTAGCAGAGCAACTTCAATTTGAAGAAGGAGCTGAAAAACCTCTTACAATTCAACGAATTCTCGCTATTGAAAAGTCAGCGCTCGCTAAGTTATCTAAGAATCCTACATTAAAGAAGATGTTTGATACATATGTAACCGGAAATTCATCAGATGAGTATTTCGGTGAAGGTCAAGGGGCGGGTGGTAATATTAGACCAGATAAAACAATGATGTAGATTTGGAGATCAACGTGTTTAAACGTGCAGAAATTGAAGGTGGATGGGAATTCATCGATAAAACCCCTGCTGGTGGAATGACTTATTATGATCTAAATTTAGATCAAGTTGCAGTGGTTTATGACGACATCATCAAAGTGTTTAATAGGAAACGAAGATTACCTATTGAGCACTCGAATGGAAAATATCCTTGTGCTTATGATGTAGATGGTCAGGATTTTTTGCTTTGAATATTTGTAATATGAACTGGAGTTACTAATTGAAATTATATATAATAATCACCAGGAAGTCTTGATAGCAGATGGTAAATAGGTTATCAAGAAAAAAAATGAACAAAAGAGATAAATAATAGTATAATATAGAAATATACAAAAGAGATAAATAATAGTATAATATAGAAATATACAAACAAAAGGATTTTATGAAAACATTTACACAACCACTTAGACAGGAACAAGATCACGGCACAATTACGCCCGTGTTCAGTCCTGCCATAGTATGTTGGTTAAATGGATCGAATTATAAGGGAGGGGTCCCTGAATGAAGTAGCTCAATACACTCATTCAAGAAGGACCCTCCCAGTATGAACTTGGAGGGTTTTTTTATGCAAACAATTAAACAAGAGAAAAAGAATGTGTCTCGTAATTTTGTTGCGAAACATTCAAGTGAATATAATCATTCTCGAGTCTTTCGAGATAGGAAGAATGATTATAAACGGAAGTCTAAACACGTAACAACTGTTTATTGATATATAGGATACCTAGATCCATAAGCTAGGGTATTGTAGAGGGAACAAGTCTTTTAAGATGGTAACCAACACAATTGCATAGAGACATGAGGAATTTTGTATTCCTCGTTTCTTTAAGGGTATTCGTTAGAGTATCTTTAAAGAAATTTTTGCCTTGGTCGTATAATGGTTAGTACAGAAGATTGTCGATCTTCATATAGGGTTTCGATTACCCTCCAAGGCGCCAAATAACCGATTGATGTGAAATGAAGATATTTCACTAAGTCTAGCGCTGCGGTATCGTTAATACATTAGCAAGTATAATTTGGAACCTTAGTTGAGATGTATATTATCATATTCAGTAATAGCAGTGATTAAATCACTATATGATATTGTTGATTTTGTTTTCTTGGTATTGTTCTCTGTTTGTAACATTAATTCACAATTTAACATGTGTTTAATAGTAAAACATCTCTCTTACAAAGAGGAGCCAAAGGAGCGTTACCTTTATTGGATACCAAAAATGTCGTGTTAGCTCCAATTGGCAGAGCAGGAGTTTCCAACACTCATGGTTCGGGGTTCGAATCCCTGGCACGGCGCCCGTAATCGATCAAGAGATCATTCATCTTTCATAAAGAAGAATAGCTTGGGGCAGTACCAAGGATTACGACCATATAATGTTATAAAATAGGGGAATGGGCTTGGGTACCCAGGATTCTTTTGCAAGGAGTCAGCTTGATCAGTTCAATTCTGATATTCTCTACCAGTTATATGCCTGTGAGCTAATGGATAGACGCCAGCCTTCCAAGCTGTGCTGAGAGGTTTCGATCACCTCCACAGGCTCCATTTAATGATTGATGTAATATATTTAGTCTTTTGTTCCTGACATCAGTCTTCTAAACTGATCCAAGAGTTAGGTGGATGGCGTGAGGTTCGATTCCTCCAGAGGACACCAACAAACGGAAGATAAACTAGTCAGGGACTAGACTTGTTTGCTAAACAATGTGAACCGCAAGGTTTGAATTTCGAATATTCTGTCTTCCACCAATAAAGGGCCTTTAGCTTAAAGGTAAAGCACTCCACTCATAATGGATTGAGTCTAGGTTCGATTCCTGGAAGGCCCACCATGTTACATAATGCCCTTGTAGTCTAATGGAAAGGCTACAGTCTTCGAAACTGTTATATAGAGGTTCGAATCCTCTCAAGGGTACTAAATTGGAAGTCCCATCCGATGGTTGGCGACGGATGCTGTCTTGAAAACAGTTAGCTCTGAAACGGGCGTTAGGGTTCGATCCCCTAGGCTTCCGCCATTTTATATACAGTTGAATAGTTATTCGCTATTGACTTTCATTATTTTATATGGTATACTAAAGTTAAATACTATTTCATGAAATGTTATAGTGTAATATTAATAACTGTGGTAATTAATTTCAGGAGAAATGTAGATATGACAGAAGCAGAATACGATTTATTTGAACAGTTAACGGTAGTTGATGATCAACAAGCTAAACGAATTACTGAATTAGAAGCTAGATTGGAAGAATTAGAGAATAATAACGATATACCTCTGTATTATCCGACTCCACCAACTTTTAAATCTGAATCCCCAGTGTGCAATCTATGTGGAATGGATTTTAACGGCACTACTGGATATGTATGTACTAATATGAATTGTCCAATGGGTCGTGGGCCAATAATATCCTAACAATAGAGAAATAAAATGAAAATACAAAATGTTTCATATGCTGATATTGTTACAGGAGTTCACGTGAATCCAGGAACAAACTCAATGCTTATACAGATTGTTGATCCTGGTATGGAATTTCCGTTGCCTAATCATCAGTTCAAAAGTATGCATCAGTTTGAATTTACAGATGTTGAATGTTCTGATGATGTTGGTTGGGAGTCTAGAATAACAAAAGCACAAACACGAGACATCGCAAATTTAATTAGAAAAGCGAAGCACGGTGATATGAATATAGTAGTTCATTGTGTTGCAGGCGTATGCCGTTCTGGTGCTGTGGTTGAAGTAGCAACGATGGCAGGTTTTGATGATATTCCTGGAATATTCAGACTTCCAAATATATATGTTAAAAGGATGTTGATGGAAGAATTTGGATATTATGTAACAAAATCTGACTTTGATAATATATTTAAATAACATTTCTCCTGTCGTCTAATGGTCGGACAATAGACTTTGAATCTGTTTATGAAGGTTCGAATCCTTCCAGGAGATCCAATTAATGCACATGTACCAAAGTGGTTTAATGGAACAGATTGCAAATCTGTATAGTCGTTGGTTCGAATCCAATCATGTGCTCCAAACATCTAGAATTTAATTTAACATTTTATTTAAATTCAAAGAGTTAAATGAGTAAATAACTGTTGACTTTTTCTTCAAATCCTGTATAATAGACCTTACTAAAGCAAGAAAGGAAACTAAAATGAATATAATATACGAAGAGATGTTACATAATATTAAAGAGCATATTGATATTAATTATGACTCAACGGAAGTTGATCCAGAAACTGCGTATGATTTAATTAGAGGAGTTGCTATTGCTATAGCAATGGATCAAGATGATATTTATGATGATTACATTGAATTGTGTAAAGAGGAGAATTGTTACAATGATTAAATTTTTTGATGAACGTGATTTTAGAGAAATGTTAGGTCCAGAGGTGGTTAGAAAATTAACAATCACTGGTACTGATGTATCAGAGTTGTACGAGTCTTTTAGAGAATGTAAACACTCTCCAGTGAGTATGGATTATCATAATCTAAGCTTAGTTTTCAGATTGTTGGAACCAGAAGAATAATTAAATAGGAGAAGTAAAATGAATGAAGTAAAAAATTACAATTACAATTATAATAATGTTGGTTGGGTTATTGTTTTTTTGGTGTTATTATTTCAAAATTTTGAAGATAGTAATGGAGTGGAGACAGAAAAAGATTTATACGACCATATCTATCTAATCGTGGATAATACAGTGACAGGTAAGTAATATGATAACGGAGTTATCGATATATCCGCTGATATGCGCCTAATGAAAGAAGAGCATCCAAAATTTGAATTTGAGGGTAATGCTAAGAAAGTGGATATTGAAGTATTGCTATGGAACGCTATTGCTATAGCTGATAACTTGTCTATTGCTGATGGTATTTCTTTTATGAGAGAAGTTATTATTATTGCATCAGCATATGCTCACAATAAAAAATAAATTTATTAAAAAAGGTAAAATATGAAATTACTAATTAAACGGCTGTTAACACCTATATTATTTTTAGGATTTCCTTTCTTCTTTGTTATAAAGTGGTTATTCTGGGATGAATTTGATTCTAAATTTTATAAAGATCCTTGGGAATGTACTTGGTATACGTTTTTAATGGTTAGTGGATGGAAAAGTGACAGTTGTATATTATAGATTAGTAGATGAATGTGAAGATAGTTACTACAAGCTGGAAACACTGTGAGATGTTACATCTCAACAAGATTATATTGCAGGAGACTCTGCTGAAAATTACTTTAAGTATTACGATGGCATTGAACATACTGAAGCAGGTGATAGCTTATTAATTTCACTGCATACTGCAAAAACTGAGGAATCGGAGATAGGAATGTTAATATGTTCAGTAAGTCTAGCTACACTTGTTTTAGTATATTATTTGTCCTTGTAAATTCCCTTCATAACCATTGAAGTAAAATAGTGGTCTGATCTTAGAGTATAAGGTGCTTAGCGAGGATAATGACGTTACGGTTTATCTACGATAATTGATACGAGCAGAGCATACTGCTATGTTAGTAAATAAAACACTCACGCTATCTCATCTAATTGGAACTAGGTGGTGGAAAACCTTAATGGTTTGAAGTAGCCTTGTTATGCTATACGATAGATAGTTCGAATCTATCCGGGGGAAAGGGCACGCGAATAAGACCCTGTGCCCCGAGGTCATAAGGGGTCAATGCGACAATGACATGTATAGTATTTGACTCCCTGAGTGTGTGGTCACAAATGCATATTGGCGGTTCAATTCCGTTGCAGGGAGGCGCATTTGAAGTATTAAGCATGTTAACTTGTTACTGGAGGAGAATATCAATGACATATGATGTTAAATATAACTCGATTGATGAAAACAGTCAAATAGAAGTTTTAAGGGTGTATATAGATATTGAATTCTTATCTGATGTACCAGTGATAATAAATATAATAGACGAGTCTGGTAAAAAATATGGTTCATTAAGTCATATTAACCATCCTAGTTTTGAAGCAACTAGAACTCTACTAGAGGAAAAAGGATATTTGCTAGTAGAAAGGGGATGGTGTAATGGTGATGTAATATTAAGAGATTTTTATTTCAATGATAAGTTACTTAAAGCAGGCACGAGTTTTTATTCAGCAGTTGCTATGGGTATACGCTCTCAGTTTAATTGATATCAAATTTCATTAACATTTCGGAACCGACAGAAGATAATGGATTCATTGCTAAAGCATATCTATTGATGATTCCGATGTTATCTTGCATAGATTTGGAGAATGTGCTTGTTACAATTTCTTGTTGATAAGTTCCCATTATTAAAGATGAAGAAGCACCGAATTCATCATTTTCCTCTTTAAGTCCTATGAACGCTTTAGTTGCACTAATGTCTGGATTTACATAGTATAGAGTTTTACCTACACGTCCAACTATTAATCTTTTGCTTCTAGATGTTACATATTCACTTCCTCCAATATACGCATTCAATGCTGATATACTAGCAGCTGCTTTATATGGAAGGATAACAAAGGCATCATACGTTCGGAAATTAGGTGTATTCATTTTCATCACTAATTCTTGTACCCTCTGAGTGATCTCGAATAATGATGTTTCAGAGCTTCCTTTATCTGATAATGTTAAAACTGGTGTAGATAATGAGTTATTATCGAGATAATTTAGTAACGTATAATCTTCATTTGATTCTACTATACTCTTCAATAATTTACTTGCATAATTTTGTCCTGTATCTCCATATTGAATAGATATATCTTTAATAGCTTCTGTAGATAAACCAGTTTGTAGTGGGTTAGATGTATCGGTATTTACTTGAAGAACACTTTCAACTGCTTCATAAGCATTTGAACCAGTTTGTTTCTTAATGTTTATTATCTTACCACTTGGTAATTTCATTGGTACTATAGTAGCAATTTCACGCATTAATGATAAAGTTGGAAGCTCCTGAAAATTTGTGATTACATCATTAAAATTATATTGAGCTGCATTGTTTACTATTGTATTTTCGTTCATGTTATTCCTTGTTAATATTGATTATATTTATCTATAATATATGTTAAGATAAATTAAAATAATCGTTGACTTTTATCATTATTTAGAGTATAATATACATATAGAAAAGGTTGTAAATAAATGATAACGCCTAATCAGCAGTAAGTTAATTGCTACCTTACCGAAAGTTAGTTCTAAGTAAATTGGATAGATTACTAATTGAACAGACTAGTTAGTAGTGTTAAATACATAGAAGATAACGGGTATCAGAGATTCTATCGGATTAATGTTAATAGCGAAAATGTATTTGAAGTGTATGAAGGTGGAGACAATAATCTTGGCTGGAATTTCAATGATGTGTACTTGATTCCAACATTAATGCAAATAGCATATCACGCTGGTAAGAATGGTGAAGAATTCAAGATATCTAATGCTGAAAGTGATAAATAATCAATAGCGAGTTAGTCAAGGACTGGATTGGGTTCATATCCCTTTTAGCATGGAGCGTTACCATGGCTCGCTACCAAAATTCAACGTAGACATCTCTAAATGGAATGTTTCTATAGTATGAGTGTTATGTTCAAAGGCAGTAAAATTCCAGCAGATTATATTAAGAAACAGTTACCGTACAAAAGAGTAGAGTACGAATATACAAGGATGTTAGATTTATGATTAAAATCAGCGACAAGGCACATCTAAAGAGTATTATTAATGAAAGATTAGATGATGCAGATTTAAATGATCTTGATGTTTCTAAAGTGACTGATATGGATTCTGTGTTTTATGAGTCTCAATTCAATGGGGATATCTCTAAATGGAATGTCTCTAAAGTAACTAATATGAGTTATATGTTCTATAATTCTCAATTCAATGGGGACATCTCTAAATGGAATGTTTCTAAAGTAACTGATATGTCTAGTATGTTCCAAGATTCTCAATTCAATGGGGATATATCTAAATGGAATGCTTCTAAAGTGAAAAATATGAGTTATATGTTTTATAATTCTCCGTTCAACAGGGACATCTCTAAATGGAAGACTTCTAATGTGACTAGTACATACTCAATGTTTATAAATTCTCCGTTCAACGGAGATATCTCTAAATGGGATACTTCTAAAGTAACTAATATGAGTTATATGTTCTATAATTCTCAATTCAATGGAGATATTTCTAAGTGGAATACTTCTAAAGTGATGTATACAACCTCTATGTTCAAAGGTAATAAAATTCCAGCAGATTCAATAGAAGATTATATTAAGAAACAACTGCCATTTAAAAGAATCGGTAGGAAATTTATGAAGGTGTTAGATTTGTAAAATAATTATTAAAAATTGATTACCAAACTCCTCTTTTCGTGGTATAATTAAATTACAGACAACATAACGGGAGATATATTATGATACACACTAAACTATTATTAGCGGGAGCGATTACTGCATCATTATCTGGATGTGTAACGAATCCACTAACATCAAATGATTCTGATTTATCTACTATGGGACCAGAAACACAAGTACCGAGTTGGTACTTAAATTTTCCAGAGGATGATGATGTGATTTATGCATCAGGTACAGGTATCTCAGATGACCTTCAATTCAGTATGAAAAAGGCTACTCACTCTGCTAAAGTGTCATTAGGAGATAAGATTGCTTCTGATGTAGGTGCTCAGTTCAAATCTTATACTGCTGATAATAGTTCAGGTGGACAAGGTCGAACAACATCAGAAAGTGAGAGTGTATCGAAATCTGGATTTAAAGATGTATCGATTCGTGGATATGATATTATAGAGAAGGCTGCATTCAAAGACTCAACTGGATTTTATAGAACTTACGTTCTTGTATCTCTATCATTAGATGGTCCTCAATTCACTGAAGGTGATTATAATAAACCACAAGTGATTGAGATTAACACTTATAGTGAAGGGGATCATAATAAAGCTTCTGAAGCGTTTAAGAGATTTTAAGTGAAAAACGTCATCTTTATGATGTTGGTTGTTGGGAACACACCCGTATATTCATTTGGATTCGGGGATGTTGTGATGGAATTAACTTATATCATATCACCTGCTTATAAAGAGTTGTATGGACCTATTGAGGTTGTTAAATCACCTAGATCTGATACATCGATTAAAAGTAACGAAATTGAGTATTGTGTTGATAATAAGTGTGTTACAGTATTGAGGGTGGAGACTATAAAAGAAGAACGAGAGATCATAGAATGATCCGAATATCCTGGGCATATGATGTAATCTCCTTGCATCGCTTAGCGCTGGGGGATTATTGTGATCCGCGCCAGCTCTAAATTAGGTATAATATGTTAAAAATGTGCAATTTTAACGTTTTAAGATAAATAAAGATAGGGATTGATCGGATTCCCTTAAAATAACCGGCAGAATAGATGTTGAGTTGTATAGTATACTGTCAAAGAACAGATCTTGCAAACTCCTAAAATAGTAAAACAAAGGCCACTTTGGTCATTATTTAATTACAATTCTTAGGAGAATTATTATGTTTGGAATTTCCAATCTACAAAGCCCTGTTATGGGTTCTATTGACCGTACAGATACTCGTATGAGTCAAGTTGGTAAAATGTTATCAACTGGTAAAAATGATTTAAACGCTGCTCAAACGGGTATGGTGACACGTCTTAATGCATCTATTGCTGGATTTGATGCAGCACAAGATAATATTACAAATCTATACACATTCTTAACTCTGCTATCAAAACACGTGACTTCAAAAAATTGATGATCGTTCAAAGCACTATAGGCACGTTACTAAACGGATGGTAAATAATGGATACTTCAGTAATACAAACTAACATTTCATCATCAATTTCTATTCCAGGAGCAATGGTACCAGATCGAGATAATTCTAGAGTTATTGAAGTAGATGCATTAGATCTTAAAGCAACTGAGACTGTTGCTAATGTTACTGAAACTGATATCATTAACGTGAACAAAGCGTTATATAATCAGAATCACTCAGTTCGATTTGAGATGGTTGAAGATCACTCGGTAATAAAAATAACAGATACTACTACTGATAAAGTCATTCGAGAAATTCCATCCGAAACATCTAGAGCAATTATCGATGCAATCAAAGAAAAATTAGCTAATAATGAAGATGTTATAGGAACATTAATCAATGAAATTGTCTAAGTGTGAATTGTGTGATAGAGATATACCTGATAATGAAATCTCTATGCACCATCTGATACCTAAAACATTTAAAGGTAAACGAGATGATTCTAATTTATTAACTTTACATAAAGTGTGTCATATGAAGTTACATTCACTTTTCTCTGAGAGAGATATGTTACATTTATACAATACTTTGGATATGATTAAAACTGATAAGAATATAGAGAAATTTGTAAAATGGATAATCAAGAAGCCGATTGAATTCAATGATAGCAGTAAAGACTCTATATCAAGAAAAGGTAAACGAAGGTATTAATTGAATTCTTCTGGGTGAATAGGTTGATCTAAAAACAACTTTAACGCTACTAGAATCTCATGTAATGTAACTTCTTTGAACCACTCACCTTTTAACCGTTTATTTGAGAATTTTTGGTGAAGATATTTTTCCGCTTTTTCAGGTTTGTAGCGTTCTTCAATGTGAATGACATTGATTTCATGAGCATTACCAGTTTGTAACGATTTCAATCTATTTGTGATATTATTCGTTATTCCTATTTTATAATACCCGTTGCATTCTAATACATATAGTTGATCACTTTTCATATGTTTATTTATTAGCTATTAACATTATCAGATATTCGTGATATACTATACATTCACGAAAGGAAAATAATATGAAATATAGAGATTGTTTTGATGATAACACACTACTCAACCAACTTGAGATTTATAATCTTGAATTTGATGTAAATGATAGAGAATTTCAGATGAGAATACTTGATGTGTATAACACTTTAATTGATGATATTGTAAAATTAAAAGAATTGGTTGAAATAAATAACGTTGAATCTTATGACAACGGGTTTTATGATGCAGTCGATAATATGACTAGAGATTTTGATGTAACATTAGCAGGAACTGATTTTGATGATACTGTTATTGAACTTATTGATGATGTTATTAGCAAGTACAAATGAATATTAATGAGCTTGAGGGTTGGTTGGTATCATCATACCTAGATTCAGATGTGGTGTTTTATGATTCACCTGAATCTGAAATAGGGGTTACTATTATAGGGGGATTTTTTGATGGATCTCAGATGATTTGGGATGATGAACCAGAAATCACATTCGCAGTTTATATAAATCCTGATACATATGAGATAACTACACCTCATCACCTTATCGAAGAAGATGCGCATACAACTTATCATCATGAAATGCGTCATGTATATCAATATTCTCGAAAACCTGTTGATATTATACAAAAAGAAATGGGAAGAAGTTTAAAGCAGGGGATTGAGTATAGACAAGATCTTGATGAAATTGATGCATTTGGGTCGGTTGATTTACCTGTATTCATTCAGATATATGGATGGGATCAAGCTTGGCTTGATGAATTCTCTCCATTGAAACAATATGTAGATATATTTGGTAAAGGAAGTGTGGAGGTTAAACGTTTGATTAAAAAAGCAGTTAAAGTTTTGGATAGTGTATGATGGAATTTTTGACATATATTGATATTTTGTTTTTTATTTTAGGTTGTATTATTGGTACAGCTACTGGTTATATTTTCACAGAATTAGAGAACTGGTATTATAGAATAATGTTTATGGTATTAAGCTCTTTAGTTGGGGGAATTGTAGGTGTTATTTTGTTGTATAGCTTACTGTTTATTATGATAATGTTGGGTGGTATTATCATTTTTACGATTATTTTGAGTATATTTAATAGATGAGTGTTAACATCAAGAAGTTACGATGGATGAAGCTTCTCTGTGATTCTAATCATTATTATACCACATTACTCCACTAGAAAGAAAATATTTTAAGTTGAAAATAACTGTTGTCTTTTATCATTTTCTAGTGTATAATAGACATACAATAAATGGAGATATTAATATGTATGATTTTATGGCGGTGTTTTTAGGTTTGATAATTTTCACTAGTGTTATAGTTATTAGTTTGAAGAGTATTGGTTTCAATAAAATATTAGGAGTACAATTATGAGTACAAATGCTTTAGTTGGTATTTTGAATGAAGATGGAACTATTGAATCGATATACAATCATTGTGATGGTGATTCACTGTTAGATGTATTAAAAGATGATTATACTGATGAAGATAGTGTTCGAAGTATGTTAGCACGAGGAGATGCATCTAGTTTATATGAAACTAAAAGAGGTTGGTTTGATTGGAATAATTATGTTTACTTCTACCTTTTTGAACCAGAAGAATGTGAATGGACTATGTATGATTCGCATGGTATCGTTATAAAGTCTATATGGGTTGGTGATTTATCAAAAGAGAGGATATTTTCAGATGATATATCTTGTAACGTAAATGAAACATTGAAAGAACAGATGATCATCAAAGCAATGGAAGCATTAATTGTTAAAAGTGGGTATTATTGTGATATTGGTATAGATGCTGTTAATGCAGTTAATAGAACTTTAGAGGCGATGGCTGATGATTAAATTGATGGGATGGTCACTCGTTGTTATGTTTTTAATCGCTGGACTTACTAATTATGGGTTTGTTGATTTATCTAATGGAATTTTTAGATTGGAGGTTGATTTTAATTTTATGATGGAGATTTATAATGATATTTGATATGCTTATATTTGTAATAGTTATGTTGATTATCACTTGGGTATTTCTAGGTTCAAATGGAGGAGGTACAGTATGAATATTAAAGATATACTAAATGCGTTGACAGTAACAAGTAAGAAAACTGAGAAACTTGCTATTCTAAATGAACACAAAGATAATGAGTTACTTAAACAAGTTTTTAAGTATGCACTCGATCCTATGATTACATTCGGCATTAAAAAAATTCCGTCTTATCTAAATGCAGAAGAATCATATAATCTTGAAGATTCATTTATTACACTCGAATTACTTATTAGTAGAGAGCTTACTGGTAATGCTGCTATTGATGCATTGAGTAAAGAGTTATCTGAACAATCTTCTTTAAATGCTCCGATTCTTGAAATGATTATTAAGAAGGATCTTAGATGTGGTGTATCATATAAAACAGTAAACAAGGTATGGGGAAATGATTTCATTAAGGAATTCCCTGTTATGTTAGCTTCATCATTTAATGAGAAGAATCTAGCTAGAATTGATTTTGAAAGGGGTATATTAGCGCAAACGAAAATGGATGGAGGGCGTTTAGAAGTTATCGTAGATGGAGGTGATATAACTTGTTACACTCGTAATGGTCGTGTTATTGATATAACATCACAATTCTCTGATCTACCTTTTGGACGATACGTTATAGATGGAGAGTTGTTAGCTTACGAAGATAATATAATTCTTGATAGGAAGACTGGTAATGGTATCATGAATAGTTGTATAGCTTTCACAGCTTCTGATAAAGATAAATTGAAAATGAAAATGGTTGCTTGGGATATTGTTCCTTTGGATGATTTTTGGAAAGGGAAGTATAATAAAGGAGCAGAGGAACGTCTTGATGATCTAAAGGGTATGGTTGAAGAATGTGTGAATGTATCTACAATTGATAATATTATTATTTACACTCATGAACAAGCTCAAGAATTATATAAGATTAAAGTTGCTGAGGGAGAAGAAGGTATAATACTCAAAAATCGAGATTCTATTTGGGAGAATCGACGAAGTCGTGATTGTGTGAAAATGAAAGAAGTGTTAGATATTGATTTGAAAATTACAGGTCTAAATGAAGGTTCTGGGCGGCATAAAGGGCGTTTGGGATCAATATCTGTGACTGATGCTTCTGATACGCTTAGAGTGGATGTTGGAACTGGATTATCAGATGCTCAACGAACGTTATTCTGGGATCGAAGGGATGAGTTGATTGGGAGTATAATTGAGGTTCAGTATAATGCTATCATCAATAGTAAAGGTAAAAAAGCACCTTCTCTATTCCTTCCAGTGTTTGTAGAATTGCGAAAGGATAAGAGTTTACCTAATAATATTGGATATAATAGCGATAAATAAAAGGGTAATATATTAATAACTAAGGATACTATTCATGCACAATTTCAGTAACATTATAGACAAAATATTAGAAGATTCAACTGATATTCAAACATTTTCATCACAATCTGATGACTATTACTGGGAGCAATTAGATCCTACAACAGAACAACGGTTTAGAATTCCGATGCTTAGCACTGATAATTTTGAATATTATGATACTTATATCAAATATATGAAGCTAAGAGAAGCGAATCCAGAACAATTTGAAAGATTGATGGCGTGGAGTTAAAATGAAAAAATTTAGAGATTTTAATTCTGCGGATGAAGTATCAGTAAACGAAGTTGTAGTTAAAGGAATTTTCAAAAGAAAAAATACAGGACTTAATATAAATAGTAAAAATTTAGTTAAATTCTTCCATTCTATTGCTGGAAAAGAGTTTAGAAGTTTCAGAGATCCTGAGTTCCATAACGTATTTAATGATTATTTTAAATTAGATCCTAGAATCAAGACATTTTATAAAGATGAAGTTGCTTACTTCTTTAAGCATTTCGCTACAAAAATTCATAATAAAAAAATCTCTATTAATGTTATTCCCAGTAAAGTGGATGACAATGTCAAAGTGAAGGTATCACAGTTATCTAAAGGTAAAGTTAAGAAACTAAAGATCCCATCAGCAATCAAAGGAGATAAAATAGAGAAGTTCGCTAAAACAGTCCTTAAAAATATGATGGGTACCAGCAAAGGTAGATTATTATTAACTGGTGATCCTGGCACAGGTAAAACGAGTTCAGTTCAAACTGTTATGTCGTTGTTGCGTATGAATGTGATTACAATTGAAGCTCCTCATGTATCAGAAGAGCACATCATTAACGTTCCTTATCTCGTTAAACGTGGTGTAGCTGATACTAAACATGAATCATCATTTGAGGAAATTGGGTCATCATTTGAAGTTGTTAATGCTGATTCAAATCTAATCACAACACTTAGAAAAGCAAAACCAATCAAAGATGTTGAATATGAAAAATTCCTTAAAGCTAATAGAGCATTAGCTCCTTTAGCAGCACAGTTAAAAAATGTAATTGCTTCGTTAAATTATACTAATGTATTGTTCATTGATGAGTTCTTCCGTTCAGGATCCACTAGGATTCAGAATTTATTCAGAACTATATTGAATGGTAAGATTGGTACTACTGCGATCCCAGCTAATACATATATCATTTACTCATCTAATATGGATGATTCTGATGGTTCCTTGGACGGTATAGCATTAAACCAGCAATTCCAAGAGGTTGAGTTTGATAAACCTGAAGCTGCTGGTTTCATGACATATATGGCTGATAAGTTCACTAATATTGATCCAATAACCGGTGAAGAAATAGGTGATAAACAGGATCCCATTACACCTGAAGTGTATAATGCGTTTATTGATGCACTCAAAGATGAAGAAATGGGTGTTAAAGATAAATCTACAGAAGCTGAAATTAGAGTGTCACCGAGACGTTGGGAAGAAATTATCAAATATGTGAATGCTAATATACCAGCATCAAGTAATATAGCAGCTAATAGACTGTTGACGTATATTAGAGATAATATGAAAGATTATGAGACTGGAGAATTATCTAGTTTATATCCTAAATATGCTGATCTAGTTAAGAAATTGATTACTGATTCATCTGATATTAATGCTGAAGATATCGTTGTTATAGAAGATGAAGATTGGAGAGATAATCTTTCTGGTCAGATTGAATCTAAGTTGAAGATGGGTAACGATCGTAAATATGTTCCTATCATATCTGGAAAACCAGGCTTAGGTAAGACAACGATTATTGATAATATATGTGAAACATACTCACTCAAGAAGATTGATATTGATTGCTCTGTATTAAATTCAGAAGATGTAATCGGATTAACTACTCCATCAACTAATGGGGGTGTAACAACAACAGAGTTTACAACACCTCCTCTACATGCTCAAATCATGGCTGATTATGATGAATCAATAGAGCCTGTAAACGGTTATAAGTATACTCATATACTATTCTTAGATGAGATTACTCGTGTTGCTACTCCATCAGTCTTTAATGGTATCAGAGCTTTGATACTAGATAAGAAAGTAGGTCAAGTTGAAATCCCTAAAGATATTATGATTGTAGGAGCTATGAATCCAGTAGATGTAGGTGCGGAAACCTTAACTGATCATATGAAAGATGTAGTGGATATCGTAACAGCTGAAGCTAATTACATTAAATTATTTCAATATTTCAAAAGTGTAACTGTATACAAGAATAACAAAGATACAATTGGATTTGATATTAGTCCCGTTGTATCAGAAGTATTCGATGGTATCGTTGATACATTTAAATCAGATGTTGATCCAGATGGAAATACTTTGAATGTTAATGATGGACATTTCTATTGGACTGATGGTTTCAATGTTGTATATGTATCACCTCGTGAATTTGATGATATGATGATCGGTAGTATTGAGAATGTTGTAAGTGCTTTGATCATTGATGGGTATGATAGCGATGTTAATTACAGTGACGTTGAATCTGATGAATATATCAATGTTATAATCGATGCTGTTAAAGAAACAATGGTTGGTGCATTTAAGTTTATTATCAGCAAACACAATTTAGTGGATACTGAGTTTATGAGTAAATTTGATTTGTATATTCAAACCACTTTATCTAGTCAATATACTGTTATAGAGGAATTGATGAATAGTATTCAATCTGAAGCTATTGTATCAATGAGAGGTATATTCAATGATTCTGAGTCTATTGAGGAGTTGCTTAATTATGACGGTGTTAAAGATATTTTAGAGACTATAATCGATACTAATGATGTTGATATTATCATCAATGAGATTAGTGATGTTCTCATAGAGAAATCACAAACCAATGATATTGCTGTTATATTTGATAATCTACTCGATATTAGAAAGTTGCTGATGAAGGTTGATTGGTCGAAATATAGTGGAGAGATTACAAATGGATTGAGTAATAAATTCATTGAGATGATCTTAAAACCGTTAATGAATAAGATCCTTAAAAATGATGGTATGTATAATGATATACCGTTCATTGATTATATGACGAATATATACACTCGATACGATGAATTGATATCGATGATTGATATGGCAAAAGAAAATAAAAATAATATGTTTATATAACACACACGATGCGGTATAATTAAATGATAATTAAAGGTATTATATGAAGAATTTTTTAAGTGAGATTGCTGGAAGTGGTATTAAATCTCAGAAAGGTGTTACATTTTCAACATCAACAATGAGTACACCTTTCGTAGTCAATTTGATCAACAAAATATCAGACACGTCTGGTAAATCAGTTGCTACGATTAAAGCAGATGTACAATTTCAAAGTGAAATAGCTTTAGAAAAAATGAAAGATGGACCTGATAGATTCTATGCAGATGCTAGAAAGAATGTTATTGAAAGCATATTGTTTAGTATGATTAAAGAGATTGATCATACAGAAAAATTCAATGTCGAAGAGTTTAAAATACTCTTTAATTATATTCTAGTTAAGAATAAGAATTTCCTCAAAATCAAAGATCCTATGACAGGTAAACGTGTTAAACTTAATATCATGTACACTCCTATGCCGTCCTTTGTGAAACAACCTGATTGGGTTAAAAACGTTGATACTGCATCAGCGTCTCCTGAGGGTGATATTGTATTTAATATTAACTTTATTAATCAATTAATCACATACGCTTCTTATAAAGAGATAAAACCGAAAGGTAGCATATACAAATCTAATGGTGGTTTAGTATCAGATAATTTAGCGTACATTGAGTTTCTAATTCTACATGAAATATATCATATCATACACGGAGATCATTTCTTTCAATCAAAGAAAGAAGGTATGACACCAATTGTCCAGAATTATTTAGGTGATTTCATCAGCAATGCTAATCTAGTTAAAGCTGGGTATGAGCAATTACCAATTGGATTATATTCATCTAATTATAACTATGATAATTATACTACAATGAATGATATGCAGGATGATATTATAGAAGATATAGAATCTATGACTGATGTTCAGAAACAGAATGCTGACGATCAGATGGATCATCATATGGATGATAATCATGAGAAGTTAGATTCTACATCTGATGGTCAAGATGGTCAAGATGGTCAAGATGGTCAAGATGGTCAAGATGGAGAATCGCGAGATGATTTGTTGGATGATGCTATGAAAAAATCATCAGATGATATTGTTGATGCAGCTGATGAAATGACTGCTGATGAAATTGAAAATGCTATTAAGAAAATGAAAGAAGAACAGCAAAATGAATCTGCTGCAGATAGACGAAAATCAATTGACTCTCGAACTAAACGCGCTGAAGAGAGAGATAAAAACATCAAAGATCTTAATCAAAATTCTGATTTTAAACCTATCAACTGGCTTAAACTGCTACGAATGATGATTCCTAAAAAGAAAGTTAAAGAAGAGGAGTCTATAACTAAGTTGAGTAGACGTACTAGAGCGTCTCTAGCAACAGCTAGCACTAACAGCAAGATCAGCATCAAAGCTGGTATAATCAAAGATGAGGAAAATGAACAAAATCTAATGTTTGTACTTGACTCTTCTGGGAGTATGAGTGGTATAATTGAAGATATTAGCATCGATATATTAAAGTTGATTGATAAGAGTAAATCTACAGGTGTGAAAAATGTGTATATTATCAGGTTTGACTCTGATTATGCTATGTATAAGGTTATTATAGATCCAAGAGGACGGAACCACACGTACATTGAGTTGAAGCGTCCTATGGATATTCTAACAAAAGATGGAAGTAGACTAGATTTTATCGGAACTACGAAACCCTTGAAAAATCTATTTAAATTATCATGGGGTGGTGGAACAATTTTCCCTAAGGGAGTAGTTTTAATTATACAGAAACTACTGAAGATGAAATTCAATCAAGTTCTTTTCACTGATTCAGATATATTAACTGAAGAAAATATTAAAATGCTGAATATAGCATCAAGAACTGGAACAAAACGACCATACTCATTTAATGTATTATTAGATAAAAAAGATACGTATGAACAAGTGTCCAAAGCATTAGGTGGACGATATAAGTATATGAGCTACATTAGTGATTAAAATAAATAGTAAAACACATTTACAGAATATTATCAATGAAAGATCTGATGATGCTGATCTTAATGACCTTGATGTTTCTAATGTTACTGATATGAGTAATGTGTTCATGCACTCTAAATTTAATGGTGATATAAGTGAGTGGGACATCTCTAATGTTACTGATATGAGTGATATGTTCAATCAATCACCATTCAATGGTGATATAAGTGAGTGGAATGTTTCTAATGTTACTGATATGAGTTATATGTTTGGTAGTTCTAAATTCAATGGTGATATAGGTAAGTGGGATGTTTCTAATGTTACTGATATGAGATTTATGTTTAATAGTTCTAAATTCAATGGTGATATAAGTAAATGGGATGTGTCTAATGTAACTAATATGAGTTATATGTTTGGTAGTTCTATATTTAATAATGATATAAGTAAATGGGATGTTTCTAATGTTACTGATATGAGTTATATGTTTGGTAGTTCTATATTTAATAATGATATAAGTAAATGGGATACTTCTAATGTTACTGATATGAGTTATATGTTTAGTAGTTCTAAATTCAATAGTGATATAAGTGAGTGGAATGTGTCTAATGTTACTGATATGAGTTATATGTTATATAATAATTCACCATTTAATGGTGATATAAGTAAATGGGATACTTCTAATGTTACTGATATGAGTTATATGTTCCATAATTCCCCTATAAAAGCAAAATCTTGGGATGAGTATTTAACTTACGCGATTCCTAGAAAACGTTTAGGTCTCTTTATGGAAATATTGGAATTATGATTAAAATAGGTAATAGAACACATTTACAGAATATTATCAATGAAAGATCTGATGATGCTGATCTTAATGACCTTGATGTTTCTAATGTTACTGATATGAGTTGGGTTTTTAAAGGATCTACTTTCAATGGTGATATAAGTCAATGGGATATGTCTAATGTTACAGATACAGATTATATGTTCAAAGACTCTGAGTTCAATGGTGATATAAGTAAATGGGATATTTCTAATGTTACAGATATGGACTTTATGTTCAAAAACTCTAATTTTAATGGTGACATAAGTGAGTGGGACGTCTCCAACGTAACTACTATACGTAACACGTTCAGTACATCATCATTCAATGGTGATATAAGTAAATGGGATGTGTCTAATGTAACTAATATGAGATTTATGTTCAATAATTCTAAGTTTAATGGTGATATAAGTGAGTGGGATGTGTCTAATGTTACTGATATGAGTGATATGTTTGGTGACTCTGAATTCAATGGTGATATAAGTGGCTGGGATGTATCTAATGTTACCAATATGAGTTTTATGTTCAATGATTCTCGATTTAATGGTGATATAAGTAAATGGGATGTATCTGAAGTTATTAATATGAGTTTTATGTTCAATAATTCACCATTCAATGGTGACATAAGTAATTGGGATGTATCTAATGTAATTGATGATAATTATATGTTCAATCATACCCCTATAAAAGCAAAATCTTGGGATGAGTATTTAACTTACACGATTCCTAGAAAACGTTTAGGTCTCTTTATAGATATATTGGAATTGTGATTAAAATAGGTAATGAAACTCATTTACAGAATATTATCAACGAAAGATCTGATCTTAACGACTTAGATGTATCTGGTATAACTGATATGAAGGATGTGTTCAAACGTTCAATGGTGATATAAGTAATTAGGATGTAACAAGTGTGATTAATATGTTCAATTATAATAGATGTTAAGGATTATAATAAACAGCAAGAACCTCATAGAAATATGGGCATTTTCATAGAAATATTAGAGTTGTGATTAAAGTAAGAGATAAGCATCATTTAAAAGAGATAATTAATATGGGTCCAGATGATGCTGATCTTAATGATTTAGATATATCTAATGTTATTGATATGGATTCCATGTTCAAGGATTCTGAATTCAATGGGAATATAAGTGATTGGGATGTATCTAATATATTCAATGCACGGGCGATGTTCAAAAATTCTAAATTTAATGGTGATATAAGTGGATGGAATATATCGAGATTAACTAGTACAAGATCAATGTTTAGTGGTTCTGAGTTTAACGGTGATATAAGTGGATGGAATGTATCTAAAGTTATTGACATGAGTAGAATGTTTAGGGATTCTGAGTTTAATGGTGATATAAGTGGATGGAATGTATCTAAAGTTATTGACATGAGTAGAATGTTTGAAAATTCTAAGTTTAATGGTGATATAAGTAAATGGGACGTGTCTAATGTCATTAGAATGAGTAGAATGTTTGAAAATTCTAAGTTTAATGGTGATATAAGTAAATGGGTGACCTCTAAATTAATATACACGAATAGCATGTTTTATGGTTCTGAGTTTAATAGAGATATTACTGAATGGAATGTGTCTGATATTGCTGATATGAGTGATATGTTTGGCAATTCGCCTATAAAAGCGGATTCATGGGACGAATATTTAACTTACATGATACCAATGAAACGCATGGGCATTTTTATGGAGATATTAGAGTTATGATTAAAGTAAGAGATGGTGGACATTTAAGGAAGATCATTTCAGAGAGGCCTGATGATGCTGATCTTAATGACTTGGATGTATCTAGTGTTGATAATATGAGTTTTATGTTCAGTAATTCTAAATTCAATGGTGATATAAGTAAATGGGATGTGTCTAATGTAACTAATATGAGTTATATGTTTGGTAGTTCTATATTTAATAATGATATAAGTAAATGGGATGTTTCTAATGTTACTGATATGAGTTATATGTTTGGTAGTTCTATATTTAATAATGATATAAGTAAATGGGATACTTCTAATGTTACTGATATGGACTTTATGTTCAAAAACTCTAATTTTAATGGTGACATAAGTGAGTGGGATGTATCTAATGTAATTAATATGGATTCAATGTTCGATGGTTCTCGATTTAATGGTGATATAAGTAAGTGGGATGTATCTAATGTTACTCGTATGAGTTATATGTTCAAAGATTCTCGATTTAATGGTGATATAAGGAATTGGGATGTATCTAATGTCATTAGTATGAATTATACGTTCGAAGGTAGTGTGATATATGCTAAAGATTTTGACGAATATAATAAAAAACAAGAACCATATAGAAATATAGGTATTTTCATGGATATATTAGAGTTATGATTAAAGTAAAATAATCGTTGATCTTTATCGTTTTCTATGGTATAATAGACTCACAAACTATAGAAAAGGAAATATATTATGAATAAGTCAATTTTAGCAGCAGCGATTGCATCTTCCATTACTAGTAATGTAATGGCTAATCAATTAGATGAAGTTCAATTCGAAGTATCAGATTTTTACACAGATTATTTTAATGCTTTGGATATAAATGGTATAGAAATATCCAAAGAAGATTTGAAAGAAATTGAGAAAGTTGATATGGAGTTGTTTTTATTAGATACAGCTCCGATTGATATTACTCGAATTAATGTATATAGCAAAGCTATTGATAAGTGGACATTAGTTAGAGGTCATTATAATGGACACGAAGATAATCCAATAATCCAACGGTTAGATGATGAAGCTGATAAATTAGCAGTTACTGCTGCTACGATATTAATGACAGAAATTGAGTCTATGTTAGATGATTCATCTCTTCTAACAGCTAGTTTAGCTGATAATCTGAGAAAAGCTATCCCAATATACAAGAGGATAGCAGATCGATATAAATCACTTGCTGTATCTTGGAGCAAATCTCGTCCAACCCACTTCTTAACTAAAATATTTGAGAAACGTGCTCAGAAATATGACCGTTTATACAAGAGGTTCCAATCTCAGTTAGATAACATCACTAAGAAAGCTGAACCTATCAAGAAGGTAGTTGAGCCTGTTAAAGAAGTTAAGAAGGTAGTTGAACCTGTAGCTAACACAAAACGAATCGACAATCTCAAATCAGGTATAGAGAAGTATCAATCAGTATTGAATGGTAAACAGAAGTTGATTGATAATATGAAGAAAAATAATCCAGACCACTGGTTAATTCCAATTTGGCAGAAAAAAGCTGATAAACTAGCTAAGAGTATAGTAAATTTCAAGAAGCTTCTTCAGAAAGAATATGATAAACAGACGCTTATCAAGAAGGTAGTTGAACCTGTTAAAGAAGTTAAGAAGGTAGTTGAACCTGTTAAAGAAGTTAAGAAGGTAGTTGAGCCTATCAAGAAAAATATTGACTTTAACACAGTTGAATATAGAGCAAATGGTCTTCAATATATTAAAGCAGACTCCGCTTACAAGCAGGGATGGACTGGAAAAGGGGTAACTGTTGCAGTGATTGATTCAGGTGTTGATCCAGATGCACCGATCAATATGGCTAAAGGATATGATGCTTGGTATAAAGTGGAAGGGCAGTCAAATGATACCAACTCGAAAGGGCATGGAACTCACGTCGCAGGAATCATTGCCGCTAAACGAGATGGCAGCGGAACACATGGTGTCGCTTTTGATGCAACTATTTTACCTGTGAAGATATCTAATAGTACTGGAACTGTGAGTTATGAGACGTTGAGAGATGGGGTAAAGTGGGCAACAGGAAAAGCCAAGATTGCTAATTTATCTGTTGGAGGTAAAATCAGCACTAAACGTGGATCAGCTTATATCAAAAGGTTGTTCCGAGATGAGCTACTTAATGCTATTAACAACGATCTTACATTGGTTGTCGCAGCCGGTAATTCAGGATTAGATTGTTTAGGTGATGAGTGTACTTATCCTGCAGCATTACCTAGTGTTGAGGGGTATACTGGTTTAACTAAAGGTGTTGGAGGATATATTACAGTTGGATCTGTTCAAACATCATTAGAGGAAAATAAGATGTCAGTATTCTCCAATAAAGCTGGAATTATGAAGGATTGGTATATGGTAGCTCATGGTCATTGGATTCTATCAACTGCTAAAGGAGGAGGAACTATTAGAAAATCAGGAACTAGTATGGCCGCTCCTCAGGTTGCTGGAGCAGCTGCTCTATTAGCTCAAAAATATCCACATTTAAAAGGATCAGAGATCGCTTCTATTTTATTTCAAACAGCAACAGATTTAGGTGTTAAAGGAGTTGATGAAGTATATGGTCACGGATTACTGAATATCGAAAATGCTATGGCTCCAATTGGTGATCTAACCTTACCAACAGCTAACACAGTTCAAGGAGCTTCTTCGACTCTTCAACCTATAACAATATCACCTGCTCTCACGAGTTTAATGAGTGCTAATATTCTTTCTGAAGCTATTGCCTTTGATGATTATGGTAGAGGATTTGAAGTTGATATGACTCAAACAGTTAGCATTAATTCAGAGACTATGTCATTTAATGACTTTACTTATGGAAGTGCTGGTAATCTTATTATGGGATTCAATGAGTTAACCAATCAATTTTCAATAGGATATGATTATGGATTGATAGATATATCACTAGCACAAACTAATGATATGTTTGGCATGGATGATGATACATTATCATTTGGTGATGCTTCTACTCAATATTTAAGAGTTGGTGCTAATCATGATGGATGGGTTGCTAATTTAGATATTGGCTATGCAGGCGGTAACACTGTTAATGATAGCTTAATAAGCTCTTATACTGACACCATTGGTATTGGTATGGATATCGGATGGTCTGATGATAATTGGACATTAGGACTATCAAGTCCAATATCTATCGTTTCTGGGTCTGCTGATATAACTGTTGCTACTAATCGAGATAATATAGGAAATATTATTAAAAAGACGGGCACTGTTGATCTTGATACTCAATACAGAGAATGGAACACAGAAGTGTCTTATATGATTCATCCTAATAAAGTTGATGATCTTAAATTCAGCTTAAACGGCACTATCAATTCAGGAAACATAGATAGTGATTATGAGAATGGATTTAATGTTACCTATACTTACAATTTTTAAATCATGAATAGTATCATCAATTATTTTTGATGATACTATTTACATATCAACAAAAATGAGGTATTATTGCATTATGAAGTTAATAAGAGATGGATATAATGAAGTTATTACGAGTAGAAGATTAACTAAGGCACTACCGGAGGATCATAGTGATTGGGCAATAACAAAACTCCATGAAGAACTTCAAGAACTTGCTGTTACAGATTGGAGTGATCCAGAAGAGTATGCAGATGTTATTGAGGTTTTATACAAATTGATGTCTCTTCGTGGTACTACCCCAGAAGAAGTGGAACAAATACGATTAAAGAAACTCAAAGAATTTGGTGCCTTTAATGATGGATTATTATTGATATATAAGGATGAAACGTGATGTTGTTTAATGATTTAATGGTTTTGTGTGATAATAATGATGCATTTGCTTATACAGATATTAATCATACTGATGGAGCTGTGTATCGGTTATTCAATTACCGTTTAGCGTCGTGGTCTGATTTCCATGATAATCTTAACGCGCTAGAGTGTAGAGGTTCATTATTCCGTGAAGATGATTCAGAATGGAAGTGTGTATCAAGACCTCCTGAGAAGTTTTTTAATTTACATGAGGGTGATGTAGATCATAACTTCTTAAACCCTATGCAAATTATGGTGAAAGAGGATGGATCTCTTATAAGCACTTTCATCGATGTTAATAAAAATCTTGCTGTTAAAAGCAAAGGATCGTTATACAGTGAACACGCTCAAGCAGCGATGAATATCATTAAAAACTCTAAAGAATTAGAAGATGATTTAATAGTTTTAGGATATATGGGATATACAGTGAATATGGAATATTGTTCAGTTAATCCTTTACATCGCATTGTTATATCACATGAAACTAATCATTTAGTGGTTCTTAATGTTAGACACAACGAAACTGGTCGATATTTAACTCAGCTAGAGATTAAATATATTAAATCTATTTCTAGTTTATTGAATTACTGGGTTGATGTTAAAGTTATAGAAGATGTAAATTTGTTTATTGAATCTGTACCTAATATGATTGATATTGAAGGGTATGTGATACAGAAAGTTACAGGAGAGCACGTTAAACTCAAAACATTATGGTATCTTGAGCGTCATCGAGCTAAAGATACTATTACTAATCCAAAAGCATTATTCAATGCTGTATTAGATGAGATACTTGATGATGTGCGAGAATTATTCATTGATGATAATCATGCATTAGAGCTTATCAACAAAGGAGAGTTGTATGTTAATAACATACACAACACTCTTGTTCAGGAGGTTGAGAGTTATCATAAAGCTCATATAGAAATGGATCGAAAAGGATATGCTATTAACGGACGAGATGTTTTAAGCTCAGGAGCATTTGGATTAGCTATGATGTTGTATACTGATAAAATACCTGATTATAAGAAGTCCTTGAGAAAACTGTATAAAGATGAAATATTTAGAACTAAATTTATAGATGAGGTATACTTATGAAAATTATGATGGTTATAATAATGACGCTAACTCTATCAGGTTGTTTTATAGGAGGAACGATTAACACTACTCTTGATATAGCAGGAGATGTAATTGATGTAGTGGTACCGTTTTGATTGATTTAAATTTCATCACTCAGGGTATCACTAATGGTAATATATATCTAGAGCAAGTATTTAATGGGAATGAATTTGCTATAGGAGCTGTGATTGCTGGGGTGGCTGGATTCAGTGCTTATATGATCCGAGAATTACCTGTGATGGTTTGGTTCATTATTAAGAAACATTTAACCACTACATTATCTGTGAATAACACTCAAGCATCATATCATCTTATTATGAGATATTTATTACATCAAGGATTATCTAATGAATCTAGAGCGATTAAGTTAGGGAATGGATTGGATGGGTATAACGATAATACTATAAAAGAGGTAGGTTATGGGTCACAATTTTTCTGGTTTAAAAATCAACCAATTATAGTTAATATTAGATCAGAAGAACTAGGATCAGCAGCATCTATAGTAAAAGAATTCGTCACTATACGAAAGTTAGGACGATCACATAAATTATTTGATGATCTTATGAAAGATATGTATAATAGTAAAGATCAAGATAAGACTAGATATTATAAATGGGAGTATTATGATCAGACTTTAATATCAGAGCAACCTAAACATGATCTAAATAAAGTTATTTTATCAAATATCAATAGAATTAATCTGATGAATGTTATCAACACATTCATCACTAAAGAGGATTGGTATCTAAAACATAATATACCATATCAATTAGGTATACTGTTATATGGTCCAAGTGGTACAGGTAAGAATAGAACAATTCAAGGACTTGCAGCTTACTTAAATAAGGATATTATTTTTGTTGAAGATGTGAGTAATCTAATATCAGCATCTCAATCTGTAAAGAATGGTATCATTGTTGTGGATGAGGTAGATACATTAGATCTTAGAAAAAGTGATTATATAAAAGATAATAATTCATCAAGTAAATCTTCTCTAGGAAAGATTTTAAGTGCATTGGATGGAGGAGTGGTTAATCATGGACGAATCATAATATTAACTACTAATCACAGAGATGTGTTAGATTCTGCGATGTTAAGACCAGGACGAATCGATCTTCAATTGGAATTAGGGTATCTGGATGTTGATATGTTTAAAGAAATGCTTCGGAATTTCTTCACAGAAATTCCAGATTTTACATCTATTATTGATAAGTTATCCCCTGCTCAACTTCAGAATGATATTATGATGGGAAAGTCTCTTGATAGTATATTAAAACTGTATATAAACGATTCTAAGCGTGTTTCAGATGGAATTGATGCTAAGACTCGGGATGTGAATAATAAAGCGTATAGACGTAATTTTAACTGAAGTATCTGTTGACTTTTCTTTAAAATCCTGTATAATAGTATATACTAAAACAAAAAGAGAGTATTATGATTAAAAAAGAGATATTCATTAATTGGATTAATGCAACACAAACACAAATGAAACACAATCTAGCCATCAATGAAGCATTTCGTAATGCTGGAACTGATACATATTGGATGGGAACAACTAGTAACGAACTTACAGTAGCGTTGAATGATATTATAGAAGATGTTATAGGAGTAGAGGGTATTGATATCGTTAATTGGTGGTTATATGAATGTGGAGAGGATAACTCATTCGGAGATAATGTAACCGAACCATTAATATATGATAAAGATGAAAATATAATTGCAGATCTAACAAAAGTAGAAGATTTATATGACTGGATTACTAAAGAGGAGTATTCATGAAATTTATTAAATACTCTAGCATTGAAAATGGATATCGTAAACTATTCATTGATTATATAAAGGAACACCTCGATTTCAATGATGTAACTTGGCAAGTAACTGAGAAAATCGACGGATCACATTTAAGTATCATTGTTGATTGTGATACTATGGAAACTCGATATGCTAAAAGATCTTGTATAACAGATGATACATTCATGAGTTGTGGAGTAGTAGCTGATAAGTATCTTGATAGTGCCAAAATGATTAGCGAAGAAATTACAATGTTAAATTCTGAAATATGTATTGATACTATTCAGATTGAATTAGAGATTTTCGGCCAAGGTATCCAAAATCGAGTTGTTTATGGTGCTAAAGATGTTGTGGCATATGATATAAGAATAACTGGTGTTCGTGATGATAAACTATTCACCGCATTTCTTGATCCATTGGAAGTAGTTGAGTTATGTGATAGATTTGGTATGCCTCATGCTCCTATATTAGCTGATGGATTATCATTCGATGATGCAATGGCATTTAATATACACTTCAACTCAGCTATTAAAGATGGTGTTGAGAATAACTATGCTGAAGGTGTTGTTCTGAAACCATCTAAAGTGATGTATCTAGGCAATGGTAATCGAGTTGTCATCAAGAATAAATCTGATAAATTTAAAGAAAGGATGAAGTCTAAGCGAGTTAAACGAGAAGAAATATGGACTGATCGAATGAATGATGTGTATGAGACTATAAATCAATATATCAATCATAATAGACTTAGATCAGCTATCAGTAAAATAGGCACAATAACAAACAAAGATTTTGGTAAATTGATGAAAATAGTTAGCTTAGATGTATTAGATGACTGGGCTAAAGATTATGAATGGGATGTTGATAAAAAAGAACAGAAATCGATTACAAAGAAAATGAATCGAGAAATAAGCAATCTCATAAGAGAAAATTTCCTCAATATAATAGATGGAGTATATTAATGAATGATACGTTAATAGCTATAAGTTTAGCAGAAAGTATGCATATAATTGCTGAAGTTGATCCGGATACAGAGATAATTGCTCAAGATGGTGTAATATACACTGATCATGTGGATGGATTTCATTGGACAGATTTTACTGAAAATAACCGAGTTGCATTGGAAACTATCGGATGGGTTATTACAACTAACTATCAACTAGAATTGGAATTATGATCTTCTTCACATCAGATCAACACTTCTTTCATAAAAATATTATCAACTACACTGATAGACCTTATGATACAATAGAAGAGATGAACGCTGACATTATAAGAAAGCATAATGAAGTTGTTAAAGATGGAGATGTTGTATATCAACTAGGCGATTTTTCATTTGAAAAGGATATTACAGACACATTATCTCAATTGAATGGTGAACATATATTTGTGAGAGGTAATCATGATAGATGGGAAGGTGTTGATGATGTACCATGGATAAGAGATATTAAAGTTCCTATCGAAGGAGTAATGACTAAAACAGGAAAGCCATATAAACAGAAGATAGCATTATGTCACTATCCGATGAGGTCATGGAATAGCAGTTATCATGGATCTTATCATTTATACGGTCATGCTCATGGGAATGTTGAAGAGACATCAACTAGTTTAGATGTTGGGATTGATTGTTGGGATTATTATCCAGTATCGTTCACACAGATTATGAGTAAATTAAGGGGAAGTTATGAAGTTAGTTAAACACAAATGGCATAATGAGATTAGAGCATATGCAGATGGATGGACTATTCTACGAAAAGGCGGACAAAGTTGGTATCCTGATATAGATCCACGTTGGGCTAGTGATCAAATCTTTAAAGTCCAATTGATTGATGGTAATGGTCCAGTGTATGATGACTCTCAACACGAAGCTGTATGTGATACAGTGTAATGAAGACTAGAAAATTTTATGTTACTCTCGGATTGCCTGCTAGTGGTAAAAGTAGCTGGGCTAATCAATTTCTAAAAGATGATAAAAATAAGAATATTATTAATATCAATAGAGATGATCTCAGAAATATGTTATTCGGAAACCATTATAAACATTCCAGACATAGGGAGAAAATGGTAACTCTCATGCAAATGGCTATTGCAAATGAAGGATTTGATAATAAAAAAGACATCATTATATCAGACACTAATCTTAATCCGACTACATACAATAGATTATGTGATTGGGCATTAGAGCATAAATATGAAGTTATTAAAAAAGACTTCACTGACATATCAAGAGAAGAATGTATTAAACGTGATCTTGTACGAGTTAATAGTGTTGGTTCCAAAGTAATCAATCGCATGTATGATAAGTACATTAAAGAAGCTCCTAAAAAGTATAAAGGGAATGATAAACAAGATACTGTTATTGTTGATATTGATGGGACTATTGCTAAAATGGTTAATCGTTCACCTTACGACTGGGCGTTAGTAGGACAAGATACAGTTCATGAAGATGTTAAGTTATTGGTGGATGGGTTGTATGATAGTGGCAAGAAAATCATATACTTATCAGGACGTGATGGTGTCTGTTATGATGATACATTAAATTGGTTAAGAGTTAATGAGTTTCCTGATCATGATAACCTTTTTATGAGAGCAGCTGGTAATTGTGAAAAGGATTCAATCATCAAAGAAGATATTTTCTGGGAGCATATCGCGTCCCAGAATAATGTGATAATGTGTATTGATGATAGAGATTCTGTAGTGTCTTTATGGCGGTCTTTAGGTATTCGTTGTGTGCAAGTAGCACCAGGAGATTTTTAATGATAAGAAATGGTAAAAAGGGTGTATTAGTATCGTATGGTGGTATATTACCAGACGAGATAAGAGAAGATGATGGACTATTGAGTTTAGTGTATGAATACGCTCAAGACCAAGTGATTCATGAATATGCTGAGAATAAATGGCCTGATTTGTACTTAGATGGATTGTATGCACCTGGTTTAGTAATTGAGTGGTTAACATTAGATGATACATATGGTATAATAAATGATGATGGATATGAAATTTTAAACTTGAATGGAGAATATGATAATGAGTAATGTAGAAGAAAGGAATTAAAAATGAAAGTATTATTAGGTATTATATTGATGAGTGGTTCATTTATTACAAATGCAGGATTTATAGACTCTATGTTAACATCTGATTTTAATGAATTTAAACCAGATATAAAATATAAATTAGAGGTATATGGATATGATGCTCGGGTGTATGAGTTTACTCCAAAGTCAGCCATCAATACAACATGTGTACTCATAGCAACGGGTGGAACATCTAACGCTATTCAAATGGAATGTTTTGATAAAAAGGATTAATGATGAACGGAAAAGGTGATATACAAAGACCGACTGATAAGAAGAAATTTGATGATAATTATGACAAAATATTCAGAAAAAATAAATTGGCCAATGATAAAATTCCCCCCAATAAATCTACGGAACCTACCGAATTACAAACATCAAAAGAAAATAAGATCTAATCAGGTTGATCACAATAAAATTGATGATATAATAGGATAATATAATGTATAATTTATGTGATTATTGTGTGAATCAATGTCGTAATAACATTGATCTATGTTTTAACTTCTTACCAGATGAAAATCACGATAACGGTATTATTACAAATTTAGAAAATCAAAATAACAGAGTTGATATTAAACAGATAACTTTTTATTACGATCAACGACATTTACATTTTGAAGATGGTGATGTGTTTGATGATTATATCCATGATTGTAAATGTTTAATAAATGATGGTGATTATCATTTCAATATTATTATAGGACATCACAGAAAACGAATCTCTGTACCAAATGATACTATTGATTTTAAAGTGGCTGTTACAATGATTGAAGTTTATTGTGAGATGTATGATTGGAATATTATCAATAATACACCATTAGATGTTGAATGTGATCTTTGTGGATATCTAATGGAGACTGTAGATGAACTATATCATAGTACAGGTGTATTGTACAATGAATTTAATAAACATATTCACTTGTGTTCAGGATGCTTCAATAAGCATAACGATAAAGTGATTATTTATGGAAGGTAATAAAGGAGTTGTGGTATGATTAAGATTGAAGATGTGAAGTTTACAATGTCAGATGATCATAAACTTTTAGCTGAGTACTCGTATAACATTAACATTACACACTCAACTGAGAATTGTAATATTGATGATGTTAAAGATGCTATGGTTAACAATATGAATGATCATATGTACAGAGATGTAAAAAGTATTATATTAGAGTTGCTTGATATCACAATCGATTCGATGGATAGAACTCTAACAAATGAAGAGTTGTTAAACAGACACGATGAAATCAGAAGTATAACCAAATCATTGGATGAAATATAATGGATAATATATGGAATGTGCATGACGTTGAAGAACCTAATATGACAATGACAATAACAATTAACGATGTATCAGAAGAAGAAGGTCGAGCTATTGTGTCTTGGCGTTCTTATTGGTTAAGTTTGTGGGAACTAGATCAAAAACTGAGAAGTATATCAAAATACGATGATACTATATCAAATGATACTGCAGAAGCGTATGATCATTGTAGAGAATTAATTAGAAGTGTTATGGAGAACAACAATTGTTCCCTTGAAGATTTACAATGAATAAGGATAATTATGAATAAAATAACAACAATAGAGTTAGACGATTCAACATTAGATAAATTAACATTAACTCATTTATCTAATGCTATAGAAGGAATGAAAGCTGATTTAAAAATATTAGCTGATGTTAAAATATTAGCTGATTACCAGAAGGAAGATATCCATGACACCATCCAGAATTTAAATGGAGCTGAACTTATGTTTGAGTATTTCGGAGGTAACATTAAATGATGTTGTTCCACGTAAGATGCTAGAAATAATACATCTTGGATGTAATCGTGATATAAAAGTTGATCCTATTAATGGCTGGAGAGTAAAGGTTATGAAGAGCCTCCTATCAACTTCAAAGATTGGTTAGTAGAGCAAGGGGTAGATACTAAAATCTTCTGGAGGAATTGTAAGAAGGAGAATCAAAAATGGAGATATACATCAGGCGGCCCTAGAAATGAATTAGTAGACAGGATTAAATCGCAATGGATCTACCAAGCATTCTCTTTTGACAATGTACTACAGTTAGATTATGAAAGATGGTGTAGTTTGGCTGAGAAGTGGCACAGGGTAGTTGAATCTACCAATAGAGAAATAGTCTTTGGATTTAAAGATAAATGTGATAGATGACAGCACATTAAGGTTGCTACAATGAGCTAGGTTATCAGAAAGTTAAGCTTAGTGAAATTGATTGGCAATATGTTATTGCGTACATCGAGGTATAAAGAATGAGTACAGACTATAAGTGTGACAAATGTAAAAAAGAGATAGACTTCGAGGAGGTTGGATATCTTGGTGCAGTTGATCGTAACAATACCGAATGCAGTCCCTTTATGAATTTTGAAACTATTTGTGTTGAATGTGAGGAGAATAGAAAATGAAAAAGTATAAAACAAGAAATGGATTACCAGCAAGAATTATTTGTGATGATGCTAATAATGAGGATTACCCAGTGGTTGCGCTTATCACAACAGGCAGAGGTGCAGAAGAAGTTCAGGTGTTTACAGCAGGTCTTAGATTTCACACGCATAAAGGAACTTCTGAATTAGACTTGATAGAAGTCACAGAATGGGATGATTTTGAGATAGATGACAAGGTGCTGGTGAAGGATCACTACAGCGATGATTGGAGCAAACGCTACTTTGCAGGAGTAATTGATAAGAAGCCCACCATATTTGATAATGGCAGTACACAATACTCTAATAGATTTGCACCCGTTGCTTGGAAATATTGCCATAGATACGAGGAGAAATTAAGATGAAAAAACATAAACATTACCAAGAAATGAGAGCAATGGCAGATGGTTGGGAAGTTGAGGTGCAGCGTGGGAATGGGTTTTGGGCTTTATCTAGTTACGTAGTATCAGATGAATCTCTTAAATATAGAATAGTACCAGACAAAGACGGTTGGATTCCTTGGTATCCAACAGAGTATAGTGTTTGTCCTATTGATAATGGTCAAATAGTTGATATAGACACAAAGA